ATAGGCATGGACTGCCATGGGGTGAACGGAGGCTTCTGTTAATTCGCGAAAAGTCTTCATTTTAGCTTTACCCTTTTGGATAGATGCAATGAGATCCGTTTTCATCGTCCTCACTGACATCTATAATGATATCTCTCTTAGGGTATTTATCTTTTATCTTTGCTGCCAAATCATCAGAAATCATCTCACAGGAGCGATAATTTAGTTGCAAGGTTCCATCAGAATATAGCGATTCTAGCCAACGTTTAAACTGAATAAACTCAATATCACGGTCATCATGAAATACTTCAATTTGAATCTTGAAATGGAAAATATGACGGTGAGGATATCCAAGAAAACTAACATCATAATGGTCGCCAGTTGCTAGCTTTGGATCTTCCAATGCTGCTGGATATTTGTGAATACCTTCTTTTGCAAACTTCACCCAGATATATTTTTGATTATCCATTTTCACGATCTTTCTTACTAGTTGTTATGTATTGTGTATTCAAAGGTGGGTTGTAGTGTTTGATTAGTTCTGCTTCTATACCATGTTGGTTGACCCATCTATTGTCAGGAAATTGTTGTTTGATACTAGATAGTGGCAGCACGTAAACTAATACTTCCTGACTTTTACTTCTTGCTTGTTCTGCAAGATATTCACCCTTAAAATGTCTGAATTTTAATTCACCATTTGAGTTTGGTTTTTTATTTAACCAACGAGCCTGAAATGAATTGCTATATTCACCAATATACAGTAATTGATTATTTTGGTAAACAGCATACAACCCACCTATCGAATTGTATTTTTCATCATTGACCACTTCAATAGACTTGCTACCTCTATGACCAGTAATAGTCATAGTATGATGAAACGTCCAACCTTCTAGTTGTTTTGTTTCTACAAACATTATCTAACTTTATATTTTTTTAAGATACCGTTTAACGATTTATCAAAAGATGATAATAAAACTAGACCATCTTTGTCTGATTTTATTTGATGGGTATCAATATATTGAATCATACTTTTACGATCGTATTCAATTCCCCATCCTGTTTCTGCACATATGTGAAAAATGCGATCACATTTTTTATTGGGGTTACGAAGCCAGCCTTGTGATTCATTTTCAATATAGAACGTACCATTAGCATAGAAGTTGCTTTTTACATCTACACCATAAAAATTCTTCCATGTATTTCTTTTAATTGAAAAATCACAACCCCTAACTTGATTGTTTTTTTCTTTACTGTGATCAATTACTTGATCATAAACCTTAATAGCATAATCGTAAAATAGCTTTTCTGCTAAAATTCCTTTTCGTACTTTTGGCGTGTCTCCAAAAGCTCCAATAGTATCTTCTGTCCATTCACTTGTAATGCGATCACTCATTTGACAACTCCATATCCATGACCTTTCATGATAAAGTTATTGACTGACTTAAGAATATAATCCTTGCTAGAACTCTTCTTAAGTTGTTCTATCAATGTTAAGTTAGGGGCACGAGCATCCTTGATTAGATTGATGCATCTATTACGAAATTCATCCACAGACATATTATAGTAGTCTTGATAGAAAGCAATTTGATCAAATTCTTTAATCTTTGTGCTGGATTGTTTCATAAGTTTGACTCCTGTTGACTTATACTTATTATATTACGATTATTTAATAAAAAAGTCAACAGGAAAAAACCCAATGATTACAAGCAGCTATACTTGTTTTGCGACGATTGCAGGCGGATATTCTGGAAGAATTCATCCTTAATGCTGCTGATATAGAACATGCCATGAAGTACTGTAGTCTGTGTCAAAGACGATGATGCCATGATACCACGGTTTGTACAACATCCATGTTCCGCTGCAATATGAACTGCAACATTCTCACTATTTGTTGCATCCATGATAGCCTGAGCAATATCACCACATAGTTCTTCTTGCAATGTACCACGTCGTGCACAATGTTGAGCAATACGAACATACTTAGAAAGACCAATCACCTTAGTTGTTGGAATGATACCGATGTATGCTGTCCCTGTAACTGGCTGATGGTGATGAGAACACATAGATTTAAGTTCTGCACGAACTACCAACATTCCGTTATATGGTTGTGTACCATGTGATCCATCATTAGGGAATGCTGTGACCTCTGGTGCAGGAAGATACCTACCTGCCATTAACTCTCTAAGATACATCTTAGAAAGACGTCTAGCAGTACCCTTAGAGTTAGGATCGTTGTCAACATCAATACAAAGTGAGCGAAGGAAAGCATCAGCCTTCTCTTCTACCTCGTCAACGAGTAACTCAAGATCGCCATCGTCCATATATTTGCTAATGTTATCATTGGCAAAAAAGCGAGCATTTGCATCTTTCATCCTTTTAATGATTTTATCTGAGACAGATTGATATGTTACAGGCGTCTCTATTTTAGTTGGTTTTGTAATTGTATCTTTCACTTTACTAACTTCTCCAGTATAATAATCTTTAAGTTCACCCATATTAAATAAGTTCCTCATTCCATTCACGATGACCTTCACGATAGGCCATATTAGCTAATGTTTCTCTTACTTCAACTCTGAAACACCATAGACGTTCTGCTTCACCTGGACCCCACATATCAGGAATATAGACACCATTAACATAACGATATAACATATCAGCAAGACCCTCACATCCAAGTTTAGGTAAGATGGTAAGCTTTGCCATTTTCTTTTGTTCTAGCAGCTTATATGTTTCAAGCTCTGGGTCATCTTCTGATACTAGTAATGTATGATCAAATTGATCTTCTAGAACATTCTTGAGTTCTTTCAGACCACCATAGTCAGCTGCCCAGTTACGAGCATCGAGGCTATCCGTACCAAAATAAAACTTCATAGAGAAAGCATAACCATGAATTAGATTGCAATGACTATCCGCTTTCCACTGACGATATGCAACAGGAAATGCATTATGGTATTCTTTTGTACTAACATATTTGTATACTACTGGTTTATTCATTATTGTACCTCTGTAAATTTTATTCTTTGAATGTGATGTTTATCACAATATGTCTCTATACGACGATCAATATATTCGTCTAAAACTTTCTTAAATTTTTCTTTAGCAGGTGGTATAATTACTTTTCGTATATTATCTGCTTTACGCCATTCACCTTCATCGTTATGATGCCATTCATCATCTAGAGCATCAATAAGAGTCTCTAAAGACGTAATGACATCATCAATAATCTCTGAACTCTTTCTTGGCATTATGTTCCCCAAGCATTCTTCCACAATTGTACTTGAAGACGTGGTGTGTATCTCCATCCATGCTTCATTGCAAGATCAGCAACCCATTTCTCATTAGTATCATATACCTTTGTCGTACCACCTGCTGGCATCAGATATACAGGAATGTATTGCATTGCTGCTCTCAATGTCATAGAGTAGTCATCAATCGCTCTTACAACATCATTGTAATCATCTTCGTTTGATACTACCCACTTAAAGTAAGTGAGACTACCAATATCATAGTATTGTTTAATAATTTCTGGACGTATTGCTTCTTCCCACTTCTCACCAGATGAAGGAAGCTTAGATGATACACTGAATGTTATATTTAGATCAGGAAAACAATCATTAGACTTAAACCAATCAATTAATTCTGACTTAAGTTGTTGTGTACCGTTTGTCTCAAAAGTAATGTGAGTGAGATTCATATCACGTTTAAATATTTCTTCAAACAGATCAATGTATGAACGTTGCCATCCTAGCAATGGCTCACCACCTGTAAGAATCAAATGCTTGTCGGGACCAAACTTACCCTCTGGTAGGAGTTGTTGCATTCTATCTACAATTGCTTCTACTGTCAATAGAGGAGAAAGGTGTTTGAATCTAGGATCCCATGATGCATATGAATCACATCCTGTATGAACCAACGGAAGATTATCATACTTATCATAATCTTTAGGATCGACTGCTAGACGTTCTTCTGATAACTGTCCACGAGGCATACCAAACCCCGAACACATAAAGTTACATCCAAACGTACGAAGAAATACTGAAGGTGTTCCAAGATATTGTCCTTCACCTTGAAGTGAATAGAATAATTCTGCTACTTTAATCTTAGACATCCTGTTCTTTCTCCTTATAAAGATCTACCGCTGCTGTCAACATACGATTTAATTCATCACTAATTTGTTTTTCTACTTCTTCTGTTATCTGACCGTTTACTTTATACAATCTATCTTTATCAATTCTATAGATGTCGACATCGACCGATACGTTGCCATCTTTATCTTCATGAACAAAATCTCCAGGAGGAAAAGTAACAAAATACTCACCTACTCTAAAACCTTCTTTCATTTGTTCTTTACTAAGCTGATTTTCTTCCATCGTAATAACCCTTCAATGCTTTATCGCGATGGTATCTGTTAGCTCTGTTAACAAACAACTTACCATCTAAATGGTCAATCTCATGTTGAAATACTCTTGCTGTAAGCCCATCAAATGACATGGAAACTGTTTCACCTGATGGCACTTGAAATCTTACTCTGATATGTTTTGATCTTTTAATCTTTACATTGACCAAAGGAAATGACAAACAACCTTCTTCTAATGTCTCTGTATCTTCACTATAATATACTATCTTAGGATTAAAGCAAACAAAATTTTCTGGTGAACTTCTCATTACAAACACACGAAACGGTATGCCAACTTGATTTGCTGAAAGTCCAACACCATTGAATTGATTCATTATATCCATTAATCCAACAGCAAGATCATTTGGATCTCCAGGAGGATTAGCAAAGTCGAAATCCTCACAAGGTGTTGTTAGCATGTGATGTGGATATTTTAATATTAAATCCTCACTCATACCCACTCCTCCGCAATACCAATTAGCTCAGCAATTAAAAATGCAAATGCTAGACCAAATGCTAGATCAGAAAAATTACCTACCCACATTATAGCCACACATCCTGCAATACGTACTGAAGACTTAATGTATGACATATATTTGTGCCATACACGATATTTGTTTTCAAAATCACTCATGTTATATCCGATGTTTTAATATTATAGTTTTGTTTAACATACTCTTCATAACTTTGTTGACGCCTGATAGCCTCATCTAAACTAATTGTGTTTGGTGGAAGTGGTATAGAGGGTCCATTTGCTCCTGCTGCTAATCCTGCTGCTAAAGGATGTATAGTAGAACCTCCGCTAGCACCAGCCATATGGTTTCCTGTTTCAACCCACTTACCTATCTCTCCTGCTGCACCTGACGATGTTACTCTTGTAGGACAAGTAGGCACAGAACATACTACTGCACTAACACCCGATCTTCCACAAATTTTACATCTATCAGTATAATAATCTATATTATAAGGAAGAGGAGTTAACAGAGAAGCATCTCTTCTTCCCTGCTCATAACCATCTTTCCAGCCATCTCTAAAACCTTCTTTATAGGTCATTAATTTTTCTTCTATTGTCATGTGATCACCAACTCTTATAATCTGTAAAATCTTTATATACACCTTGACCAGGTGAGGTCTCAATATATGCTTTAATAACAGGTCCAATACCTGTCTCTGTTTTTTCTATTGTTATAAGTTGTGGTTGTTTGTTTGGATCTCTATAAGATTCCATCCAATTTGCAATTCCCATAACATCACCAATAGTCAATGTAATAGTTGTTTTATTTTCACTCATGCTGCAATCCGACTAAAATTTTTATGCTTCTCAAATTTGAGTACGTTGGTAAATTTGTCATATAATTGATCTGTTTTATGACTTATAATAAACGTATTTGTATCTTGTGTCAACGTATTAATAATCTTTAGGAACTCATCAGTGCCGTTACTATCCAACGAACCGTCGAGGACTTCATCCATAATAAGTAGATTAGTGCTAGCAGAATTCCTAAGCTTAGCAATCGCTCTCCAAGTAAATAGTACAGCGAGGTTGATACGCATCTTTTCTCCTTCTGAGAAGGAGGGGTAGCTAAATTCGTCTCTGAATCTTGATTTGATTGTTTCATTAAAATTTTCATCTAGTTCAAAGTTGACAAAGAAATCCATAGCAGCAAGATACTTGTTAATCAATTTATTAATTACAGGTATGTATTGTTTGATAATCTTTGCCTTGATACCATTGTCTTTGAGAATAATAGATGCCACACCAAGAGCATCTCTGTCTTTTAACAACTCTGTTTTTTCTAACGTATATTGTCCAAGAGATTGTTCTAGCTCTTTCATCTTATCATCATTTACTACTAATTCATCAGTCTTATCTTGTAGCTCTTTCATTTCTCTTGCAATCTTCTTACATTGAGAGACAAGACCACTGATGTTATTATTCTTTGTAATTTTATCAATGTTCAAAGAGGATATTTGAGACGATACATCAGCAATGTGCTGGATCTTTTCATGAATGACAGTGATCTCTTCTTTGAGTTTTTCGATACCGTTTTGCGTTTCTTGAATTTGTATTTGTTTAGTATCCACAGTCTCACACTTAAATTGTGCGTCAATATCTTGCTTGCACGTAGGACAAGAATCGTGTGAAGTAAAGAATTCGATGTCAGTCTGGAGTTTGGTAATTTTATCTGCCAACTGGACTTCGAGTCTTTGTAGTGTTTTTTGTTTTTTATTAACTTGTTCTTGATCCTCAATAGTGGCTTTGAGCGATACGATTTTTGACTCCAGATGTTCAATCTCATTTTTTTCTAGCTCTATAAGATCTGTTTGATGTTTTAGCTCTCTACGTAGCTTCTCAATTTGTTCATCATTATTTTTTTGCATAGCAACAATATGTTCATTCTGCATCTTTATCTTTTCTGACGTCAGATCATATTGATATACAACTTCTTGTAGTTTGATTGTATTGGTACTTACTTTGTCTTTAAGTAGACTATTCATTGTAGAAAATATTTGTATGTCTAGAATATCTTCAATCACTTCACGTCTTGCTGCTGCTGTAAGCTGCATGAACGGAACAAACGATGCAGACCCAAGTACTACTACCTGACAAAAAGATTTATGATTGAGCTTGAGGATCTGCTTCTCAAGAACATCCTGATAATCTTTTGTCTCAGCATCTTGATTGAGTAGGCGATTGTTTTGATATACTTCAAATACTGCTGGCTTAAGACCTCGTACAATCTTGTACATATGTGAGCCGATGTTTAACTCAATCTCTACAACAAGATCTTTCTTATTGATAGAGTTTAGTAGTTGTGGTTTGTTTACTTTACGGAATGGTTTATTGTAAAGAACAAACGACAGTGCATCTAGCATAGTAGACTTACCTGCACCATTCTCACCAACGATTAGTGTTGTATTGTTCTTACTAAAGTCAATCTCTGTAAAACTATTACCAGTAGATAGAAAGTTTTTCCAACGAATCTTCTTAAAAAAAATCAAACTTTTACACCCATCATTTCAACTTCTGCATCAGTCTCGATCCAAAGCTTTGCACCACACGGTCTTGGTTTATCTGGACGATAAATCATGCGTGATGGACCTTTGATATCTACTTCCATGCAGTATATCACTTTACCATTTTCTTCTACGCGAACAACAGGCTCTTGCCTGTTGTGCTTTGCATTCTGTTGAATAATATTTCTATTAATGTGTATGATCTTCATAGTATATTATGTGCTTCAACATACAAGTTTTGTATAATGTTTTCAACTCTTTTTTTGTCTGTATTGATTCCCATTGAGGCAATATATTTGTGTATAATGCTGATTGTATCTTCTGCCTCATTGACAATATCTGAATCCTCTTCCAAGTTGAGATTAAAATGATCTTCTACAACTTGTAGGTCAGCTGCGCCAGACTTTTCCAATCTTTCAATGATCTGATCAAACCAATACGGATTAGTTTTATTTTTAATAATTACCTTGACGTAACAGTCTTTGTATTGATCTGTATCTAGTAACAATACTTCATCCATATTTTTGTTGAGATCATCATAAAAAAACTTGTGAAAGATCTGATTGGGATTGGGTATGAATTCTAATTCTCTTGTCGATGTATCAAGGATATGAAACCCTCTAACATCCACATAGTCACTCCAAATATACTGGCAAGGAGTCCCCAGGTAATGGATATTACCCCTATTGGAACGAGTATGATAATGCCCAGAAAGGACGAGATCAAATTTATCAAACATCTTAGGATCATCACCATGATCACTCACCTGTCCCTTAAACATTTCATAACCAGCCAACTCTAGATGACCCAGAGCAATTGGCGAACGAGAAACTTCAATAGCTTTCATTATTTGCTGTCTGTTGTCATCACATATCCACGGAAGTAATAACACAGAGCTACCATCTTCAAACACTACATCTCCACCAGAATGATCATATATTGTTATATTATGAAACTTGTGATCAATCAGTTCTCTTAGACTATTGACAGAGTTGGTATTCTTGTAGTATGTGTCATGATTACCAGCGATAATAAATGTATCAATGTCTTGTTGTTGTAATGGTTTTAAAAAATCCTCACGTAGTCGTCTTGCTGTTACATAATTAATGTACTTGCGGCGATCAACAAGATCCCCCAGATGGATAACAGTACCAATATTTCTATCAGCGATAGTTGGAAAAAATACTTCATCTAAAAACTTCTTCATATGGTTATGCATAATTGGAGAATCATTCCTTATGCCATAGTGAGTGTCAGAAATCAAACCTATTTTCATACGTTGTTTAATCCAATACGTGAATATTTTTTTGATCTATTATTTAATGTTGTAGGTCTTTGATCTACAGTTTTCAATGCCTGATCGCAATAGTCACGGATTGCTTCCAATCTTACAATATAGTTTAAACGTAGATTGTCTTGTCTTGTGGTAGACAATCCTTGTGCACAATCTATTATAACTTGTGGTATAAGATGTAACTTATCATTCTTCATAAAACTTCTCCACTCCTTGGCGTCTTGACTTACTCTTCTTTTGCTTTTCAGCTTGCTTCTTATCGTAAGACTTAACTAACCCCTTCATGTATTCATTATCCAAGTTAACTGTAACAGATTTATCCTCATCAAAAGCCTGCTCAGCTAACATACCCTCAAAGTAAAAATTTTCCAATGTCTTTTGTTTAATATATAAATGTTTTTTCTCTTTATCAATACGTCTAATAAAAGCAAACCAAATTATTTGTGTAAAGTATGCAAAAGGATTGTCAGACTTTTCTGGATCAAAATTATTTAGATAATTAATACAATTTTCCAACCCATCTGATATCATCTCATCCCTATATGTGTAACTAATAAAGTTTGGCTTTAATGATAGTCGTGTTGCAATCTTATAAAGACATTCACCAATGTATGATGGTATTCGAGGATCTTCTTTGCCTTCTGCACGTGCAGCGGTGACAGCCTGCTTGTGTTGTAACAAAGCTGTATAAAACTTCTTGTTGTCAATGTAATGCTTATTGTTTTTTGCAGCTGCTGCCATGATATACCTATATTGTAATTTGAATTATTATATAATGAATAAAAAATTAATGCAAGTTTTTTGCTTTAATTATATTCTCTTGCTTTTTGGAATCAGAAGGTTTTTTAAAAGTAACCTTATTGTCTTTCAATTCAGAGAGTATGTTAATATAAAAATCTCTGACTTCGTCCTCGACATCGGAAATACTTATAATGTTGTCTTTATTAAATGATACCATACCATCCTTTGCAAACGGTGCAAAAGGTATAGTAACCAAATAAGAATCTTCGTTATAAAGCATTACAGGATGTTGGATGTTTATTGAGTGATCGTTGTCATTTGTAACCATACCAATAATTGGTTGACAACCTGGCACTGTAAGGAGAATAATCTTTTTCATTTAGATCTCCGTGTTGAAGATTTTAAAATCAAAACCTTCACTGCTATAGATATTTATTCTCTCCATAAAATGCTGAAGAGTAAAATTAGTATGTGTGCCAACTCTCATATCGTCAGCAATATCATAGAGAGTCATACTATCCTTATTGTCACCTATTCTCAATCCACGACCAATGGACTGAAGAATTCTAACACGAGACTTAGAAGGACTAGCAAGAATAACACTATGTAAGTTACGTATGTTGATACCGGTAGAGAAAGTTCCATAGCTTGCCACAATAATAGCATTGGATTCTTTCTCGACAATTCCTCTAATTCTTTCTCTGTCATCACCTTCCACTCCTCCGTGGACAAAAAATATTTTACGATCGGGTGCCTTTGTACTCATCATATCATACAATATTTTACCGTGCTTGTCAACAAACTGAAAAAGCACAAGAGTGTTGCCTTCTAGTGATAATGATAAGTTGCGTATGAACTTATTTCTCTTTTCATGTCTTACGATAAAATCTATTTCATCGTGATATAAAAACTTTCTTGATAGTTTCTTGGTATCTTGATCATGTTGTAAAACTAATGCTTTGATTTTTAGATCTGCAATGTGACCTTTATCCATTAACTCTGAAGAAGTCGTCACTTGCTTCACTGGACCAAACAAACCTTCCAGTGTAATCTTGTTTGTTAAAGATCCATCAAGCGTTCCTGTAAAACCAAAACGATATTTACAGTTGATCATCTTTTCCATAATAGACTTGAGAGAAGTAGCCTTGAATTGATGAACCTCATCCCCTATCACACATCCAAATTGGTTAAACCAATCCTTAGGCATCTTGTAGATTGATTGCCATGTTGATATAACAATAGGAGAGGTAGTTACTTTATCTACTCCTGCTGTAATACAATGTATATCCAAACTATGACCAGCATACTCTTCAAAATCTTTCTTCATCTGAAGAACAAGAGATACAGTAGGAACAATAACTAGTACTCTTTGTTTGGTAAGGATAGAAAGATAATAACATGCAATCAGATATATGATTAATGACTTACCAGATGCAGTAGGAGAAAGAAATATTGCTCTATCACTTGTTATAGCAACATTAAATGCATACTTTTGGTAATCACGTGGATCTTTTTTGCTGAGATGTGATATGTAATTATCTACTTCATCATCTGAAAGTAGCTCACCTGATTTTAATTCAGGGTCGATCTCTATATCATAATTACGTGATGCTGCAAACTCAGAAATCTCCTTGACTAGACCTGTATAAGTCAGGCCAGTTAAGGAGTTAAGCAGTCTAATTTTTCCATCCCAGAATTTATTTTTGTATGCTGGTGAAAACTTTGCACCAGGTACCATAAACGTGAGATGATCTGAGAGTTCCTGAACGACGGATGGCTCACTTACCACTCTCAGATAAACTTCGTTTACCTTTTGTAATAACAACCTATCACGCGCCCACCTTGAATTTTTCAAAATCAATTGCGCTCTTAATTAAGTAACCTCTATTACTTATCGATTTGATAATCGACTCGAGCGTATCAACTTTTTCTTGCTGCATTGCAATCTTAAGATTCATTTTAACAATATCATAATCAGCATCAATATGCATAGGAATATCAGACTTGAGTACACTGAGTCTGAATGGTTCCCATCCATTTGATTTTAGATCTTCTTCAGGTAAAATGCCACGATAGTAATCGTGCTTAAGTTTTAGAAGCTCACGCTTATCTTCTTCCAACTTACGAAGAGTCAATCTTTCTTCTGAATAATGTCTGAGATACTTACTATGTAGTTTAGGTATCTTAAGAGCTTCATCACCCAACTCAGTACGGTCGACGTTACAGTCTGTCGACCACATATCCAATATTTCATCAAGTTTCATAATAAAAATTTATACTTTCTTCACATGAAAGATTTTGTACTTAAATGATACGGATGCAGAAATGTAATTGACACTATTATCAGTTGTGGTAAAATTGATGTCATTGATACCAGTAGGAAACAAATCTTCAAATGTTACCTCTATATTTGGAACCATATCACTAGTCATTATAGTCAATGTTGCATCAGAAAACAACTGGCTAGGTGTTCCCTTCTGAGCTTCTTTCAAACCCTTATATTGTGTGAAGCTTTCTGGAAAACCAATTGCAATCAACCAATTGTATATCTCAAAATAAGTCGACATATCTTCGTCCATCTTGAACGTAAGATTAAAGTCACCATATTCTAGCTTGCTACCAGCAATATTAATTATTTTAAACGGTGTTGGAAGTTCTATGTTTCCTAAAGAAATCTGAGGTAGATTTACATCAGTAACAAAAAAGTTAAGGTTAGGTGCGCGCTTTAGCTTGAACCTAAACCCTAACGGAGATAAGAAATTAATATTTGCTGGTTGTTCGTTTATCTGAGCCATTAATTACTCCTTTATAGAGTATTTATCACTCATGTTTTTTGTTCCTGATATCATGAACCGTAAGCAAAACACCTTTAAGAAAATGTGTCATCAAAACAATAAATGACCCAACAGTAATCAGTGATAATGCAAACAAAGAAACAATAAACACAAGGTCGGACGGAGAGTAGCAAGCCTTAAGATCGAGAAACATATCAGTCATCCTTTTTGGAACGATATTTAATTCTGGTAATATTTGCAAACAAAATAGAAGATGCAAGCCATGTCCAGAAAGTGTACGGGATATCAAGAACAGGAAACAAAGTATTCAGTGCCCATATATTAACAAATCCTGCAAATATAATCAACAAAATAATCAATACGATCACACCAACTGTACCAATAAAATCACTCATGTTTTTTATACCTCTGTTATGATATACGTTTCTTGGTTGTTGTGTAAGAACACTCCAACAACCTGATTGTCCACTTTTTGTACTTGTTGCTTAACACCCATACCCATGTCTGTCTCGATACTCTCTACAACAAACATTCCACGCTTACATACTAGAGTCTTGCCTTCTAGTTTAAAGTCTGTATAGTTGTTTGCATTAATCGGAGTCAGTATTTTCATTTACCTCTACCCATAAATCGCCATCCTCTTTATTATCAATATAAATCTGTTCTTGTTCTTCTAAGAACTCCAACACGTCACCATTTTCAAGATATTGATCTCGCCAGTCTGGATCTTCATAGTCGGGAAACTCATAGCAGTCATCTCCTGATTCCGAGTTATATGTTCCTACAAAACCACCACCCTCATCATCATAAAGTACATGAACATCAAACCCTAGTTCTGTAAGTTTTTCATATACAGGAAGTGGAGGACTCCAAGCAGTCAAAAAATGTCCTTCTACAGTATTATCTGTTCGGTTAATTATACTAGCTCCACCATTGATGTCCCATTTGGTTCCCCAGTTATTGACACACCACCCATACCAGCCATCACCTTCTTTTAGCTCATCAGGCATAGGAACAAATGTCTGCAGGAGGTTAAATTGTTCTACACCAGCAACAAATTTATCAATCATAGCTTTGTCAGGATGAGAGACTGTAAAAGCATTACCGCACCAGTTAGGCATTTTATTTTAACTCCCCATAATCACTCTAATCTTATGATCACGTTTCACAAAGCCTTCAACGAAATCACCCCAATACCCAGACTCCTCGACCATCTGCATAATACTATCATAAGTGCTTTCAGTAAACTTACCATCGATAACATCAACAGCAGTAGAGAACTCACCCTTATCATGCTTAAAGAATATAAGATGAGTACCATCATGCAAGAACTTAACACGGTTGGGTGGGAAGTCAGTTTCCATATCATAATCATAATACCAGGCAGCATAGTTCTCTTGCCAGTCTTCAACATGACTAGATGAGGTATCCTTATAGATTGACCAAACCATATTAGCCTCCAACTACCATTGCATCATCATAACGCTCATATGCTTCTGCCTTATCCATTAGATATTGATCATACATTATCTTATCAAGACGATCTGCATGTTGACGAAAGCGAGCACCCATATCCATCAAAAGCTCATAGATATCATCAACAGGAATCTTACGGTACATTAGCTTAGCTGCGATATCTTCTACCTGACATGCAATTGCGATTGATTCATTTACATTCATAATCTATATCCTATATTTGAAAGGCCACAATAAGATTATACAGAGTTTAGTAAAAAAGACAACAGTTATATTAGAAGCTCCAGTAGCGTTCTTGTGAAGGATCGTGCATAGTGCCAACATACTTACGTTGGACCTTGGCAGGTGTACCAAAGATAGTCGTAACTTCTACTTTTTCATTTTCAAAATCTTGCTTTTTAACAAGAGCTTGAGCATTACGAAAATTACGCTTTGCGTTGTCAATCTTAAGACCATATTTGTGACAAAGCTCACACATGATCACATTGTTATCATCACCGTTACGGATCATATTTACAACGATATCACGAATGTAGTTTTTAGGACGTTTAGTCATTAGTATATCTCCATTGCTCATATTATTAATATACGATTTTATGAAAAAAAAGACAACAGAAAAAAAACCGTGTAATTTCAAAAGGTTAGTATTTTTATGAAGTTTTAGCTAAAAACCGTGTAATTTCAAAGGGTTAGCTAACATATTGAAATTACAGGGAAATTTATTTGTTGCTTTTTTTATGAAAATATCAGATATTAATAATATGAGTTGTGAGGATATACAAATGACAAAAGCAGAAGCTACATCTATTATTAGTATTATTGCTATCGATCATGATACAGGAATTTTAGAAACTCTCCAATATATGAATGAAATATATGAAGAAAGTAATAATGATTGGAAAGCTAAATTTACATTAGAGCAACGACAGGCTTTTCATATTGTTATGGATGGAATGAAAGAAATGTTTTTTGGTTGACATTTTTTTCAAAAAATCGTATATTGTTAATATAGAAATGGAGATATCAAATGACAACTTTAGACATTACTAATATTCCTACACTTACACTTAAACAAGTTCAAGAAATTACTTATTATGAACTAGATATTACTAAATCTGGTTTGTATCGTATTATGTCTGGTTCAAGAGGCTATCTAGAAGAAATAGAATATATTGATTCTTTAGAGGCTACTAAACTCAAGCTTCCTTCAAAAGAACAATGTATGGAAAGAATTTTATTTGAAGGTGCAGATGAGGAAGAGATTCAATTAGCAGAAGAAGTAATTGAAGAATTTTATTTTATTTCTGTAGAAAAAGATCGTATTGAATTTGGATTTACAGAAGAAGAATTTGATTACTATTTTAAAATTAAAGTATGACAAAGGAGTATAATGTGCAAGTAGTTGTTAGAAATTGTCTTGCCAGAAATCCAGCATACACGTTTATGCCAAAGACCTATACGTTCGAAGGTGAGATTGTAGCAACTCCAAAGTGGGTCGACTATCCTGCTATTGCTCTTTCTACACACGAACGTAAGTTTCCTGTTCGTATCATACCACAGGAAGATATCATCTCAATTAACAACGAATCGTTCGTGGCAGAGAAGATCAATCCTGCCAAACGAGAGTTTTCTGTTGTCGGATCTAAAGGAGATCATTATACTGTTACTGTAGATGGTTCACACAAGACTTGTACGTGTATGGCATTCCAGTTTCGACGTAACTGTAGGCATATAGTTGGGATCAAATGAATTTAGAAGATTTTATGACGTCACCAAAAGCCTCTCCCGAAAGGGAGAGGTTCAATAGGATACGTGTATCTCTTGCTGCGTATGCATATGAGTATGCCAACCATTCTATTATGTCTGATGGTGACTTTGATAAATTAGCGTTGACAATAAATCCTGATATCTCTACTATTGAAGATTATCATACAGATCCCATACAAATCAAAAGGTACAAAGTATTGGATGAGTTCTTTAAGAAAGAGTTTCAACCAGACACAGGGCAATGGATATACAAACATCCAGAGCTTGATAAGATAGCAACTCTTTACAAAAAGCTGTACGAGAAGAAAAAGGGCTAAAGATGTTTTTCAGACGCAAGAAGGTTATCAACTTCAGAGAGCCTGCTCATGTTGAAAATCCCCTTATTTCATTTCAGTGGAATAAGGTGTTGATCGAAACCGATGATGGTTCTATACTTACTGTAGAGGAAAAGCCAAAGAAGAAGCGTAAGAAGGAATCTGAAGATGAAGATTGATACAAAGAGTTCTTTTATCAAACCTGAAATGATAGAGGTGTTTGAGAGAGAATACAAGGCAAAGTATCTATTAGAAACCTGTCTTAAGGCTAGAGATGGTGGTTGGGCTAACTTCCCTGCTGCAGTATTCTATACTGAGGAAAAGCATCCACGAGGTTCAAACTACTTTGCAGTATATCATGATGGTGATAGATTGATGATCACTGATGCATTGCCTTCTATTAGAGATGTTGAATTTAAAGGTATTGAAGCAGAAGGTGAAGTAGTATATTCTCGTTATCGTCATGACTACAGAGAAGGTAAGAACGGAGCATTTGTAGATGGCGGACGAGATTATTTTAGGTATGGTGGGGATCGCTTTTCTGATTATAATGTTGTTAAATTTAAAGTGGTAGAAGATCGTTTGGAGTTTGTGTGATGGATATTGTTAAGCGTGTAAAGCGAAATGGTATTGCTGAGATAGAAGCCTTCCCTCATGATGTCTTACTGTACATTTTAGATTCAGCAGAAGAGATTGAGCGGTTGCGGGAAGAACGCGATAAATTGAAAGAAGCGTTGCGTTCACTTATTGCACTAACCGCGCTGAAGCTGGAGGGGAAAGAGTGATGTTTAATACTACTAATGTTTCTGTACCAACAGCTGGTTTTGGTTTTATATCTGCATCAGTAACAGAAAAACGAGCACCTACAGATGAATCTGTTCGTCTTCTTAAAGAGATGGAAGAGGAAGCACGAAAGAAAGTGATTGAAACTACTGTTGTATCTGATACTCATTTTGAGTGTAAGATTCATAGGTCTCTTGATGTGTTTTCTGCACAGGATGTGTATGTCGTTATTTACTCTTTAAATGGTCATAAACGATCAGTTAAGATTGGTATTAATTCGTTTGATAAGCCTAGTCCTACAGATATTGCAGTGGCTATCAGAGATAAGGTAGCAGAAGATATATCCAATGAGATGCTCAAAGTTGCATTCAAGAATATGGTAGCGTTATGAACAGACGTAGTGTGCTAGGTTTCTTAGGACTAGCTCCTTCTCTTGGCGGTGTGGTTGCCAATGAGTTAAGTGGTAATAGATTAGGTGTACAAACAGCATCAGATGTATCATATTCATCTATGCCTCAAGCTATTACTAAAGAACAGATGGTTGATAGTTATAGAACTAATCTTTCTAATTTAATAAAAAACAAAGATACCAGACTTAATGATATATTTGTACGTGAGTTTAATAATCTTAAATCATATCCCAGAGTAGATGTGGATATTTTAGCATTGAAATCTTTTTCAGATGTTGCTAAAATTGAACTACAAGCAAAACGTAACGCTCAAAGAAACTTTGAAGATGAGAAAGATCATTTACAAAGATCTATTGAGAGTCTTTTAGATTCAGTAGGATGGAGTTAATATATGAATCGTCGTAGTTTATTTGGTGCAATTGCACTATCACCGTTAATGGCAGTTACTGCATTTGCAAAAGAAGATACCAAAGAGGATCGGCCAGATGATAGCCATTTTGGTACAAGACTTGTTCTTAGTGCTTCTAAGAAGAGTAAAGATGTTAAAGTAAACATAGGAAATAACACTAGTATGATATTAAGTTCATTTCCTCAAACAGATCCATCTAGACAGGTATCAATGGCTGTAGGTAATGATGGTAATCTTTGGTTAAAGACTGCTAAAGGTGAATGGAAAAAGGTAGTAACAGAGTGAGCAGCGATGATCATTTATTTGATGGTTTGACTAGTGTTACTTCTGACAAACTTTTTGAATTTACCCTACCCAATATTAATTTATTCTTTGGTAGAATTCCTGAACATATAAACAAAAATATATTGAATGAAATAAAAAGCATTCAATCTAATTTTAACTTAGCAGATGGCTATCATGAATATCTAGCAGGACACTTACAACATGAATATAATCTAGATAATTGTATACCTGTTCTAGAAGATTACATTTTAAATGCTACTCATATATACATTAATAAATATGGTAACAAAGTCTGCCCTGATATTTTAACTAGAAGTGTTAAATTTAAACTAAACGATCTATGGGTCAACTTTCAAAAAAAGTACGAATTTAATCCTCCTCACTATCATGGAGGTGTTATATCTTTTGTCATTTGGATGAAAATACCATACGATTTAAACCAAGAAACAAAAATATTTAAATCTAAAAATAAACAAACATCCAAATTTAATCTAATTTATAATAATATTCTAGGTAGTTTATCAGATATCTCTATTCCTATAGATAAGGAATACGAAGGTATCATATGTTTTTTTCCATCTAAATTAACACACAGTGTGAATCCATTTTACACATCTGATGATTACAGAATATCCGTTTCAGGAAATGTATCTTTAGATGTAGATAGTACATTATAGGAGTAATAATATGAGTAACATTGTAGAACAAATCTTAAAGAACGAGATTGAGATCTTGAAGTCTCGTTTTCTTCCAGAAGATACAGGTCATCTTCGTACAGCAGTATCTGTATTGGAAGAACGTATCAAGGAACTTCCTGTATCAGATCAGGCATATCTTACTATGCATAACATCCAGCTTAGTATGATGGAAGAGTTAGCAAAGAAGCTTGATACTGGGCGTATGCGGGATGATGTGTGGGATCGCCAATGGGCTGTAGAACAGGCATTAAAGTTTGCTGAAAAAAAAGATGTTATAGTTACATCTAAAGATGTTATGGATACTGCTGATAAATTCTTAACTTACGTCAATAAAAACGATAAGTGATAGGTAATAATTATGGGAGTTTATAAATTTTTACCAGATAACCAATTTGGCCAACCGTATACTTACGCATTTTGGGAAGATGGATTTACAGATGAAGAAATCAACAGAATAGTAGAAATAGGTGAAAAAAATAATTTTGAACAAGCAGGTATTGCAAAACTAGATCAATCAGAATTTGAATCATTCAAACATATTAGAGATAGTAAAGTATCCTGGATAAGTGTAAATGCAGAAACAGAATGGATTTACAGTAAATTGGGAGTAATAATTAGAAACCTTAATAGCGATTATTATAGGTTTGATCTTTTTGGTTTTAATGAAGATCTTCAGTATACAGTTTATAATGAAAAAGGTCATTATGACTATCATATGGATCTTAATATAGATTCTAGTTTACCAGCTAGAAAACTTTCTTGTGTAGTTCAATTAGCTGAACCCAGTGAATATGAAGGTGGTGAGTTAGTAATTTATGGAGAAAGTGGGCCTGTGGCAATTAAAAAGAAAAAAGGTTTTGTGGTGGTATTTCCATCATACCTTCTTCATAGAGTAGAACCAGTAACAGCTGGAGTTAGAAGGTCTTTAGTTTCATGGATTACAGGGCCACCATTTAGATAAAAAAAGGGGGGCTCCGCGCCCCCTTTATATTTAATATATCCTATTTTATTTACCATTCATAATCTCTTTTACCCATTAATTTAGTTCTTACCCATTTAGCTCTACTACTGTTTATTCCCTTATGGTATCCAGAAGTAGTAAAATCATCAGCTTGAGCTTGTTTATCCTCGTCGCTTCCTATATAGTTCTTTATTTTTTTGAGATTTTCATCATTAGGATTATCTCTTATAGCAGCATTGATATGTTCAGGTTTAACATTTTTATTTGTTAGCGCATAATATCTAACATCTGGGTCTTTATCTCTTTGAGCAGCATAAATCTGCTGAGATGATAGTTTTGAATGAGCAGCAGCCAATCTTCTTACAGATATATCAGAACTATTCATTAATCTATCTATATGATCTTGGTTTAATTTGTCATTACGTCCTAAAGTTTGTAATGTATCAATATCTGTATCAGATCTTGATAATATTTTATCTATATGATTACTATTTAATTTTTTATGATGAAGTATACCATATTTTATTCTTCTGTAAGTATCTTCTACTACATCTGGATTTTGATTATTTAAAGCAGCATCAATAGCTTCGCTTCCTGAGTTTTTGTGTTTTAATGCTTCAGATACTATTTCAGGATCAGAATGACCGGCTAGTTTTGTTAGATGTTCCTTAGTAAGTAATGGTTTTTTTAATATATTTATTCCAGATTGTTTAAATGTATCTGTATAATATTCATCTCCTCTATACCTATCTGCCCACTGTAAAGCTTTTATTACATTATTATCTTTATCATTAACTATTTTATCTACATGTTCTTTAGTTAAATTATCACTTCTAGCTGCTGCTTCTCTGACTTTTGGAGATGAATTCTTTAAGCCTTCATCAGTTATTTTATCTGGATCATATCCTAAATTTTTAAATGTATTACTTCTATTGATAAATTGTACATATTGTTGAACATCAGGACTAGGATGGTTCAGTAATTTATCTGCCATTTCCTTATTTAACATTTTACTTCTACCATGAGCAATAGCTTTTGCTGCTTCTTCCACTACCCTGTCATCTTTATCATCTAATAATTTACTTACACGTTCATTATATTTTGGATGTCTATCATCAAGACTTCTTAGCATTGCAAGTCTAACAGTATGATCTGGATGATTTAATGCCTTTTCAGTTAATTCATCGTTAAGATATTCTTTATCACCATTATTTTTAAAAATAGAATGATTTAAACCTGCGCGTACCAAACGAGCAGCTTCTATAGCTGCAGCAGCAGGATGAACTATTTTATTACCATCTACAACACTAAATCTTTTTTCAATATATTCATTATCATCCATAAGATCATTTATCTGCTTATCAGATAGATAGCCAGATTTGATAGCAGCTGCTCTTGTTTCTTTATTCTTACTATCTAAACCTTTTTGTATAACTTTCTCGGTAGTATTTGGATGATCAAATACACCTTCTTGTTTATAGCCTTGCTCTAAAGTAGCAAGTTTAGGATCTTCTACCGCTGCACTCAATACTTTTTCAGAAGCATTACGATTTTTTAACACTGCCTTTTTTACATTAATGTCTTTACTTTTTAATCCCTGCATAAGATGATCTTCAGTAGCATTAGGATTAGCTAAAGCAGCAGCTCTAACCTTTTTACTTTGATCCATTAAAGCTGTTGATATATGATCAGCTGTTGCTTCTCTGTGTTTAATGGCTGCTGTTCTTACCTTATCATCCTCATCATTCAAACCTCTACTAATATCTTCGTGATCAATACCTAAACCAACTTTAGTAAATGCAGAAGCTCTAACTTTAGGATCATTACTAGCCAAGAATGCATCCTTATCACCTCCAAATGCCCTTACTCCACTATCATGATAAAGATTTTGATTCTTTCTATATAATATTTTAGGCTTTGCTGGAAAATTTTTCTCTACCCAGTTGTTAACAGTACGAGCAAATGAAGAATCACCAGTACCATATGCTCTTGATTCTGGTCTCAATACAGTATGTTTACCATCATCAGAAGTAAAAGGTTTTAATGCAATTCTTGCAATAGGACGTTTAAGTTCATTGTCATCATCATGAACAAGATAGGCAACATGGGTGCCGTGCTTAACATCCTGTTGTAAATAATGTTGATTACATCCACCACCTTCACCAGTCTCAGGATTTTTCATAGTCATACAAGATGTCCAACCTTGATCAGTAGACATACCAGCTACATCATGTGGGTGTCTAGATATGATTACTTTTAGACCTTTTTTAGCCTGGGTAGATCCTTTTCTTACAGGATCATTTTCGAATGCTTGTTTTACTGGTAGTGGTGCATTTGTCTTGTTTAATGCTTTGCCGATAGATACAGTTCTACCGTGCTTATCTTTAGCATAACCACCTTTGTAATCTGCTATTTCAAACCCATTATCTCTAAGATGTTTTTCTACATCCGGATGAGGTTTAATTTCTTCCTCTTCTTTATTGCCTTTTTGTTCGAGAGGAATTGATATTCTATCTTGTCCCTTAGGAAATACTTCTGATGATATTTCCTCGGCTTTTCCCTTACCCCAACTATCTACCAATTTTTTTTGGCTATCAGATAGCTCTTCTGATAGGGTAGTATTATAACCTTGATATATGTAATCTGAGAACAAAAAAAGCATATGGATTCCTCAAGACAAATCTAATGTTATATTTATCTAAAAGAAAAGGGGGCCGAAGCCCCCTTTGTTTAGTTGAGCAGGTTGATCCTGCTTTTTATTACATGATGTTGTTAACAATAACTCTACGATAGTATGAGTTTGTGTTATATGAAGGATCTGAAGTACTTGTCTGAAGATTTGGTGAACCCTGCTGTGATTGAGCAAATGGGTTAGCAACCATTCCATAACGAGTCTTGAATCCAATCTTTGGCTGGAATGTATCTTGGCCAACTGCACGAACCATCTGAAGTGGTACGTATGGGCAGTAGAAGATACCAGCATCGAATGCATTTGAACCCTTATAGCCAACTGTTAGATAGTTTGCAGTTGTATATGGATCTACATACACTCTGAAGCGTCCGTTTAGAACACCAGCGAATGTGTTACCTGTATCATCAACCTGAAGGTTGTTTGATGCAAGAGCTGGAGTATAATCAAGTACGCCTGCCATCTGAAGTGCAGAAGCTACGTCTGAAGAACAGATAACAATGTTACCCTTACCACGACGTGTGTCCTTAGCAATCTTATTAGCTTCTCTTTCAAGCTGGAACATAAGACCCTTGAACTTTTCTACTGACCAACGGCCGTTTGAATCTGTATCAAGATCAAAGATACCTGCAACAGTTGTACCTTCTTGAGCACCCTGACGAGCTGAAACATTGATTGTACGAATTACTTCGCGGTTGATTTCAGCAAGGATTTCAGACTGAAGGATGTTAGCAAGTTCAGTCTCTGCATCAAGACCATGGACTGCCTTAAGGTCCTGTGCGAGTTCGATAGTGTATTCAGCCTTTAGAGCGCGTGAACGTGCAGTTACTGATACCTTATCAATTGAGAATGCCATTTCTGGGAATGAATCAGCTGCAACACCAAGTGCTTCTGCAGTTGATGTAGTCATACCACCAGCAAAGTTATACTGTGAAGTATTTGCTTGTGCATTGCTGTAGTTTGGTGATGTACCTGTATTCTTTTCACCAATCACGTTTGTACCAGCGCGTGATGTTGAGAATGCAGTGTTTGCTTCATCATAGAATGCTTCTGAATTGTTTGAACCAAAAGCTTCTCTGTTTGTTGAGTTTGCATACTGTGAACGCATTGCGAAGATAAGTCCTGTTGGACCTGTCATTGGCTGTACGCCGCAGATGTCGTATGCAACGAGGTTAGGCATTGCACGACGGATAAGTGAGATAAGAATTGGGTCATAACCAGCAACACCTGCACCACCGCCTGCACCATATCCACCAGTACCGACTGAGTTAGTAGCAACTTCTGCTAGCATTCCAAAATTCTTAGCTGCTGCATTTTCTTGAATCATAGCCTGTTCGGTATTTTCAAGAAGTGTAGCAATTACTGAACGCTTGTGAGCGTCTGCAATTCTTGGAAGATCTTCGTGCTCAAGCACTGGCTTCCACTTTGCAATTAACTGTTCATTAAAACCTTGCATTTTTATCTCCTTTTAGAGTTTTTTACCTATATTATTTATATGTACTTACTTTTTAGAATTTCTAGTGATAGAAGAAACATACATTTGCATCGCTGGATCAAGTGAAGCGGCCTTTACTGGCTCTTCCACAGTTTCGCTAAGAAGTTGATCCTGTGCAACTTTAACTTCCACATTCTTAGGGAAGTATGTTTCTTTAATTACGGAAGCCTTCTTGCGAAATTCTTCTACATCAGAAAAGCTGATAGCTTCTGCAAGCTTTACAAACTTTTCTTTCTGTGTGTCAGTCATTCCTTCTGAAAGATCATCAGCGATATCCTTGATTTCTTTTTCGCTAACTACTTTAGAGAGCTCAATATTGGTTTCAGTAAGATCATTTACTTTAGCCTTGAGTTCTTCTACTTCAGCAGCCATTGCTTCTACAACGTCTACCTGATCATCTGGAATGTTTACATAGTGCTGTTCAAAAACATTCTTGAGATTTGTCATGAATGATTCAGCAATCTCAGTCTTAATGTTGTTTTCAATAGCAAGCTTATTTTCTGAAATCCATTCTGCAACTGCATAGTTGAGATAGTTATCAATGTTCTCAACCATTTCGTTCTTAATTTCTTCTACTGATTCATTTAGTGAAGCTTCATGCTGTTCAGCAAGCTCTGCTGCTGTTGCTTCATAAGCTTCTTCCAATTCTGCTACACGGATATTAACACGTGTTGAAACAGCAGCTTCAAATAATGATTCTACTTTTACTCTGAAGTCTTCTGTAAGATCAGTTGAGTCACCAAAAAGAAGAGCAAGGTCTTCTTTTACTGATGGCATAGGATCAGCTGGTTTACCTGATGACTTAATAGTAGCCTTATTCTTTTCTGAGTTGTCACCAACTGCACCTGCAGCAGCAGAAACAGCAGCAGCTGCTTCATCTGGCGTAGTTGCGTTAGGGTTAGCTTCTGCAGAACCAATGCTTGCAACAAAATCAGCAAGTTCACCCTTGTCTGCTTTGGATGCATATGCTACCATTTTTGCAATAAGATCAGAACGTGAAACGTCTGTTGGTTTTGCGGCGATAGTAGCCATGTTAGCTGAAGCGTCTGCTTCGCTAACTTCTACTTGATCGTCAATCTGATTAATTTCGTTACTCATTAGTTTCTCCTTAAAGTTGTATAAATTATTTATATTTTTTATAGTTTCGAAAGGAAATGTTGGAAAACTCTGATCTTTGCTTCTGCAAGATCTGCTTTTGGAGTTTGTTTTATTTCTTCCTTATGCTGTTCAGCAACTCTAGAAATTTCCTCTGCTTTTTGAGGTTGTGTAGCTTTTAACAGGCCATTATCCCAGATCCACTCTACGCCTTCCATAACGCCATTTACATAAGCATCAGGAGCGGAAGGATCAGCTACAATATCTGCTGCTGTAGCAAGATAGAAATCATCCTGTACCATATTTACACCATTAACTTCTTTAAGAGAACCCATGCCTCTTGAAGATACGCCAAGCTTAGCGCCTTCTGACATAAGATTCTTAACAATCTGTCCGTAAGGTGTTTCCATTATCTTAGCTTTACCAATGAAGTTATTGCCTTCGCGCTTTAATGACTTAATCATCATACATACACGTTCTAGGTTGATAGAAGGACCTGATGGATGACCTAACTCACCGTAAGCACGATTATTGTTTACTGCATCATTAGTGTAACGGTCTACTTCTTTACTTAGAATATCAGGGTCATACATTCTACCATTACGATTTACAAGACCACCTTGAAGAAAGATACCTTCGATATAAAGGTTCTTTTTGCCTTCTGAGCCTTCTTCTGCAATATAGTTTAGCTCTTCATTGACTTCAGTAATAAGTTTCATTTAATTAGTTCCTATAAGCAATAGATGATGCTCTTAAATTTGATCCAGCAACAGTATCTGTTGGTGATTTTTCTACGATCAAAGTTTCATTTGGAGCAATAGTTGTATTTCCATATGAGGTACCATTAGAATATGCAACAGTAAGAACTGTGATAGCATTAGTAACATTAACTACTCTAACAACCTTAGCAGTAGATACTGTATTGGCTGAAGATATTGATAATTCTGTTCCCAAAAGCTTGTATACTGAAGACATATTTTAGTACCCTTGATTTGCTGCAAACTGGAGAAGTTTTTCAATTCCCTGCTCAGTTTGTATTAAATTATTAAAAATCTGCTTGTTTTCTTCTGATAAATCTGCATATAGATTATTTAGGGTTTCATCCTCTGCAACTGAATATTTTCCCATTCCATACGTAGTATCTTCTCCACCTGCAGATTTATTTCCAACAGTAGGAGGAATATCAAATTTTTCTTTGGATGCTAGGGGATCACTAGCTAGCTTTTTTCTGCTATCAGAAGTTAGATCCACACTGAGTCCTTTTGGAGTCTCATGCTTTTCTTTCTTCTCTTCTTTCTCTTCCTTTTCAGGATTATACATTGTGATTGCTTCCTGAGCATCTACAACATCACGTGTAAATTTTCTACCTACATGAGTTTTAGTAAGAACTAAAGATCCATCTGGTTTTCTAATTACTCTAGTAGTGATAGATCCTCTTGCAGCAGGAGTAGTTGAAGGATCAACTGATTCTGCTTTCATCTTACCTAGAGATACTTTAGGACGAGCAGCATCTTCTACTGGCTTACCAGACTTGATAGTTGCCATGAATCTATCATGAGAATGTGAAAAGCTATTTTGAAGCTTCTCTCTATCCGCAGGTTTTGGTGTATTAGCCAACATTGAAAGAGCCTTGTTTACGTGCTGAACATGAACTTGCTTCTTTTCACCATTGTTGAATGTAAGAGTATGAGAATCACCGACTGGCTTTTTTCTCATTTGATTGACAATGTTTTTGTCAGCTTCTTGCTCTTCACCTTCACCTGATTTTGCTGCAGCTTGTTTTGCATGCCATGCTTTTGAACCAACCTTAGGAGGACGACCACGACCTTCATCTAAACCAAATTGTTCTTTTTGAACTTGGCTATATGCACTACCATCACTATGATACATTCTAGTTGTGTGTTCACCCTTAGAAACCGTGTCACCAACTTTGTGGTTGTAAGGGTTTTTATCATTATTAATTTTTACAACTGTATGAGTACCATCTGAATTTGGTTTTGTATCATACCAACCTTCGTAGATTGATAATTCCTCTGACGTAATACCTTTTCTCAACACAGTATCTTTTTCTTGCTCACCTTTAGACAGAGAACTAAATGATGTTTGTTGTAATTTCTTTCTAGCAGCTTGTTTTTCTGGATTTGCAGCAGGCATTTGATCTACAGTCTTTCCCCAACCTTTGTGAATAGCAGCGTCTTGACCTTTTCCACTAGCACCTTGTTTTTTTGCAGTCAATGCTGCATGTGCACTATTATAATTTGCTACAGAGCCAAATCCCTGTTCTCTTCTTTTACTAGCAATAGGAGATACACCACCTTTTGTAGTACCATAATGATATTCTTTATCTAAAGCTTTATCACCTCTAGTTGCTGCTTGTGCAGTACGAAGATTTTGAACGCCAGGACTTACAGGACGAAATGAACCTTTTTTACCCATTTCATCAACTTGTTCTACTTCTTCTTTCCAGTTATGTTGTTTCCTAACTGTTTCTTTTCCTCCAGGACCAACATCTACTACCTTATAGCCAATATCTTCTTTTTCCTTACCAAGTTTAATCTTAGTAATTTTTTTCTTTTCAGCTTCTTCTGATAAGCCTCTTTTACGACGCTTTACGTAATGCTCTTGATCTTTAATTGCATGTATGCGAGCTTTTGCTCTCAATCTGTCATCGGATAGATCTTTATACTTTTCAGCAAATTCTTGGTCAGACATTTGTGCTAATCTAGCTTTATCTTTAACTACACCAGAAGGCATGCCTTCATCAATGTGTTCCTTGTCTTCACCAAACCCTACCTTAGCTTGAGTTGATTTACCTTGCATCTTACGATATTTGTCGTCTGCCATTTTTACTCCAGCCAGTCTCTTTGATTCTTTTGATGAGTCTAGGTTACCCTTACCTACTTGACTTGTTGCCTTGATGCTATATGACATACCAGTCTTAGCACTGATCTCATCTACCTGTTCTACTTCTTCTTTTTGAGTAGTAGCCCACTTCATAGCATCTTCTTTACTTTTAGCAGTATGAACAATTTTACCAGGATTCTTCTTCATAACAACATTATTGCCAATTACTTGATAAGTAGCAGGCTTATCTGGAAATGCCTTTGATGTAGCAGCACCAACACCTGCACCAATACCAAGAGCCGTGACTCCTGCTATAATGTTCTTTCCTAGGCCTTCATCTACTACTTCTTCATTTTTCATTTCTTTACGAGCTTTAATTTTTGCATACAATGAAAATTTATTAGCCTGATCACGTTTTTTATCTGCTGTATTCATCATAGATGATGCTTCTTTTTCTTTGCCAGGCTTTACCATCCAACCACCTTCAATTTTATTGTGTGGTTCAATCATAGTATCATTGTATTTGTTTACGATTCTGTTGGCTTTTTCTTTTGCCTTAACTGAAGCATGGGTAGCCATCTGAGCTGAAACTTCATCAATACGTTTCTTTGCAGTTTCCATTACAGTGTTTAACACGTTAACTTTATTTTCTTCTGGCATTGTTTTGACCGATCTACCTTTTGATGAACTGTTAAAATGTGTTGAAAACTTCTTCTCAATTTCTTGAGATGCCTTTTCTATATGCTTTTTATTGATATCTGGCTTATGAAGATAGACAATCTGACGACGAAAGTCTTCGTGATCGAACGAGCCTTTTTTGTCTTTATTGTTATCTATCTTCTTATTATCTGTCATAATATATCAATTACTTTGTATACTTTGGTGGTTGGGCTCGGTTTGGGCCTCCTATCAAATCACCTCTTCTTGGCTGTGGTGATTGGTTTCTGCCTCCTATCAAATCACCTCTTCTAGGAGCTGGTTTAGTATTAACTACCTTATCATGAACACTAGAATCAGAACCAATGCCTTGCTTAGTTTGAGTAGATCCAGACTTAACATTAGTGTGAGATTGCGTATCGGCATTATGAACACTAGAATTAGAACCAATGCCTTGCTTAGTTTTTGAAGAGCCTAGGTTATTTGTATGAGCTGGCTTGTTCTTACCACTAATAAAATCCATCTTTTCAAAAGCATTAGCAAGTGCCTTGCTCTTTAATTCAATATATTCATTTTCTTCTTTTACTTTCTTGCCATCTGGTGTAAGAACACCACGAGCAACAAGAACGTCCTTCTTAGTAATTTGATCTTTTGGATGAGCCATTGCTGCTAGCTGTGCACGACGTGAGTCCTCATAACCCTTCTTTGCACCAGCTTTAATGCTTGCCATAGTGCCCATTGCTTCGTCTACAGTTTCTTCTGACATTTCTGTTTCTTCTCCCATACGGTTTAAGAAGGAACCATAAGTTCCTGCCATTGTGTCTGATTGTGTTGGCATAGCTTGTGGTGCTGCAACAGTTGGCTTTTCACGATACATCATGTAATCATATACAGCATCAATATAGTCTTTTGCCTTAGAAATCTTTGATTGCAACCATGCTTCTAGCTGCTGATCATCTGTTAGCATGTTAGCTAACTTTTCTGCCTTATCACACACTGCACGAAGTTCAGCTTTTGCCATTTCACCTTCGTAATCATAATCAACATCTTCAGCTACCTTCTTTGCAGTTGCAGTTGCAATAGCCATCTTCTTTGCCATAGGCATGTCTGGGTTTTCACGTGATATTGCTTTTGCAACTTCTTCACGCTTCTTTGTCTCTGCAGGAGTAAGAGTCTTTTCTTCTAACTCTTCTTCCTCTTTAATTTTTTTAATTTTACCGCCTTTGGCAAGAAATTCACCTACTTTATCAGCAGCCATTTTACTGAGAGCTGACCTCATTTCTTCGCCTGGCCTTCTATAATTTTTCATAGAAGGTTTTGTATGTTGTAGGTCTTTATCTTTTGTATGAGCACTATCCCAATTCTTAGATAAACCTTCGTCTGTTTGTTCTACTTCTTCATGAGCACGCATCTTGGCAAGAACTGCACCAGCAACTCTTTCACCTGCTGCTTTTGAACCATAACGCTTTGCAGCATCCTTTGCAATCTTAGCAAAGTTCTTACCAGGTGCACCAATATCTTTACCAGCACGAGCAGCCTTAGCTGACAATGTTGCTTCTTCTACGCTTTCATCAGACGTCTTAAGACCTTTATCGTAGTTTTCTTTTGACTCATCTTCTGACTTATAGATCTCAAGAGAAGCAGTTGGTTGATCTAGCTTTCTTTCTTGACCCTTGAAAACGTGTTCTTGATCTGTTACACCAGGAACAATTTTCTTATTAAGAGCTACTGCATGAAGAGCCTTGAAAGCCTTCTCACCTTTTGATAGTGGTTCTGCTACTTCGTCAATATTATTCTGAGTCGACATTAGATGGTTCCTCGTGAGTTTGATCTGGTAAATCTTCTGTTTGTTGTATTTCTTGTTGTTCTTGAGGTACTTCTTCATTATGTACTTCTTGGCCAAACAGTGATGCTGCAACAGACGAATACATTCCCTGAATAGCATCTGCAGCTTTAGATGACATTACTGCATCCAAAGCTGGAGCTAAATTTACTGCATCTTTATTCCATGCGTGCGCTAAAACATTCTCAATATCACTCATAGTAGCCTCCAAAAATCCTATAAATTATTTATAAAAAAACGTTAATTACCTACCAGCCCCATCAATATTTGGTACTGTTCCGGGTTTGGCTTGAATTGTATTGTTAGCATCTGGTGAAAATTGCTCATCACCTTCCGGTGTAGGCTGACTTCCTTCTTGTGCAATTTCTTCCATCATTTGCTGGATATCATCTTCTGACTGCATAAGAACATTCTTACGAACCCATAGATCAGAATAGAAACGACCAATGTAAGGTAGCACATTGTTTAGATTTTGCAATCTATTCTGTAGGACTTCTGCTTGTTTAAATTCTTCAAAATGGTTATCAATAGCAAAATCAAAATTGATTGCATTTGATATTTCTGGCCAATCCTGCTCTGAAACAATACCCTTAAGGATAAGCTGCTTCTCGAGAGCTTTCATAAAAAGCTGTGCAAATCTCTTTCTAAGACGGCCAGCAAACTTAGTAAACTTTACTTCATCACGTGTTATCTCTGCTGCACGACCTAAATTGAATCCTGCCTCTGAACCTTTCAAACGTGAGATAGGAACATTGAGTGATTGAAAAAGCTTTTGTTGAAAATACTCAACATCTGCCATCTCACCAAGATTCTGACCTGCAGGCAATGTAGTGATTTCTGTACCACGATTGCCTTCACGGCGTGGTAACCAGTAATCTTCTAACATCGTCATATACTTACGATCGTCACGAACCTCACCAGTTGTTGCATCATACACAAGACGGTTCTTATGCTTGACCATCATTTCTCTTAGATATTGTTCAGCCTTAATCTTAGGAAGGTTACCAACATCAATATAGAAAATACGACGTTCAGGTGCACGAGATATACGGTAGATAACCGTTGCATCTTCTAGTGTTCTTAACTGATTGAGAGGACGGATTGCCTTCTGAAGATACGAATAAACAAAAGCATTGTTTTTATCCATAAGACCAGAAGTGCAATGTAAAATAGAATCTACGGATATCTTTACACCAGATGTAGCACCTGTATCCATAGGAAGACCAGCATTACCACCTGCTGGGAGAAAATTTCTCTCGTTATATACAAAGTATTCGTTTTGTTTTGTAGTAACTGTAATACTACCTTTTGGTCTCTTACGGACTTCTCTTACTTTACGGATCTTACGAGGATCAATATAACGAAGTTCCTGTATACCCAATCTTGGATTCTTTTCATTAATAATCACATGGAAGTACATTCTTCCATCAATGTACCATCTCTTGACAATCTCATATGCTTCATTTTGAAAGTTAAGAAGATCTAATATAATATCAAATTCTTCTCTAATTCTATTTTTTACACCATCAGAATATTCTAGTTTATCTGTATTGATAGAAACAACCTCATCGGAATCTGTGTCAATCATCTCATTGACAATATCGTCAATTGCACGATCAATATCTGCTTCTAATGATATTTCTCTATATTTGGAAACTAGTTCTGATTCTGTACGAGCAGTACCATCAAGATCAATGTATGTACCGTATGAACCACCAGCCGCTACAACGACTGCACCATCATCGTTAACCCTTGGAGCAAACGATTCTATTGGTGTATCATCTTTTCTTTTAATTTCAAATCCGAATAAATTTACCGCCATACTATATTTTCCTTAGAGAAAGAGGGCCATCATGATATTTATGACGGCCCTATCTCTAATGATTATGCACCACCTGCGTTACCAGTGATACTATTCAATACTTCGAAAGTATCATACTGGAACTGTACTTGGAACTCTTCGATCTCATCAACTGTATTCCATGCAAGATCAATTGGACCTACTGCTTGTGGGAAGATACCGTTGAATTGATACACTCTAAGAACCTCACCAGCCTTGCCGTATTGTGTGACAGTTGCCTGTGACTTATAGAGTGATGGAGCACCTGAACCTAGTGCGGTCACGTTTTGCTGGTACAACTGGATTGAATTGTTCCACTGTTCCATTGCATTACGAACAAGGAAGTCTTCATCGTTAATGATTGTAACTGTCCATGCATCAAAAGTACGATCTCCAGCAATCTTTAGCTTTCTGCCAAAGTAAGGCACTTCAATAACACCTATTTGTGAGCTAGGCAACTGAGCTGTCTTACAGAGGAAAGGAAGCTTAATATCAGCAACCGGATTTACTGGGTTGCTGATGATTACTTGGAATAGACTTGGACGTGCACCGCCAAACGCAAGTTGGGCACGAATGTCATTTATATTGAAAGCCATTTGTCATTCCTCCCTTAAAACTTGCCTACGATTTCATCAAACTCTACCCCTGTGCGTACTGCAACAAAGTTAAGCTGGATGAAGTTGATTGAACGAGCTGGCTTTACGAATATATCACCGCGGAATTCGTTACGATCAATGACTTCTGGAGTGTTGTTTGTTGTGTCACAAACTACTCTGAAGTCGTAGATACCACGACGACCCTGGATGTCACGTAGATATGGTTCTACGAGGTTACGGAAAGCTGCTCTTGTGAAATCATCATTGAATTCGAATAGTGATGATTGAGCTGCTTTAGCAATTGCCTTTTCAAGTACAATGAACAATCTACGAACATTGATACGATCGAATGCAGATGGTTTAGAAAGAAGTGTCTTATCACCGTAAAGAACTACGCCCTGACCTGGGAAGTTAACTACTGGATTAATACCACTCTTATAAAGAAGGTCACGATCTGCCTTGTCTGGATTATAGGCAAGCTTGACTACATTCTTGATTCCACCACGATTGAATCCTGCTGGAGAATACCAAGGATCACGAGTATTGTCTGTTCTTACACAAAGACCAGCAATATCACCGTTCATTGGAACCCAACGATAAAGATCGTTATACTTGTCATACTGGTATTTGTGACCAGAATCAAGTACAGCATATGATGTTGAGCGTAAAAGGTTACGGAAAGTAACTAGATTTGATGCTTCATTTCCTGGAACATTAACTGTTGATGTGCTAGGTGGTGATACGAAAGCTACGCAATCTTTTCTAGTTTCACAGATGTTGTCTATGATGTAGTTTGCTACTTGCTCACCTGATCCACCATGTGCCTTGCCACCAAGAACAAGAGATATATCAATCTCACTTGACGATGCAAATACATCATAAGCTGTCATGATTTTTGCTACTGCAATGCTAGATTCTGTATCATCAGAACCACCACCACCAAATGATTGAGTCTCAACCATTGAGTTAGTAGTTGCAGTTAATGCAGCCGCTGTTCCTGTTCCAACAAAGTCATTTGCTGGCCATACCCATTGTGAGCTGTTCTTGAGAACATCCTTGTAATAGATTGAACCACCCTGTTCACCTTTAGAATCTGTAGCTCTAGAAACATTCTTCCATACTTCTAGGATTGAGCCAGGAACTCCAGTTATTACACCATCTTCATCTGCAACTACAATGTGAAGTTCATCTCCAATTGTGGTGTTTGCATTTCTTGTTGCAACATATGCAGACGTACCAGGAGCACCATCAACCGCATTGAAATATTCCCAGTATCTTGTTACTGAATTTGTATTTGCAGTTGCTGAAGTATCAAAAGTAGTCTTTAACTTTTGTATTTCTTCTGTTGTGATATCTACAGTACTGTTTGTGCCAGTATGAGCTGTAAGAGTCACACTTGAAACTTGTACATATTGTGTTCCAATAGTTGAGTTTCCAATAAGAATATAATCACCAGCTGTAATATTATTGTAAATTGTATTAGCAACAACTGTTGCAATAGAACCAGTACAATTGATTGCTAGTGACGAACTTCCAAGAACCATATAAGATTGGACATTACATAGAGTGTTTGCTGTGAATGTTTGTGAATAAGCATCAGCTGATGGACAAACAGAAATCTTTAATGAATTGCCAATAGATCCTGGATACTTGGCAACAAAGTTGCTAGTTCCTGAAGCAAGAGTAGATTCTTGAGAATCAAAATTGGTTCTATTTTTTACTGCTGTAGTTGATGTTGAACCACCAGAAGTGTTTGCAATTGCGTTGTAATTGGCTGCACCAGCTGCTCTTGAAACATAGAGCTGATTGCCGTATGCTAGAAAATTAGCTGCAGAATAAAATGTTTCGAAATTTGATGATGTTGGCTTACCAAAAGTATTAACTAGTTCGTTTTCAGTTGAAATTAATACTCGGTCCTCCACAGGTCCCCAACTAAATACACCAGCAATTGCTCCTACTGTAGAGGTAACTGCTGGCACAATTGTAGTAAGGTCAACCTCTGATACATTTACACCAGGACTTACTTGAAATGGCATTGGTTTCTCCTTTATAATAAAATAACTCAATATCCAGTGTCTTTATTTATAAAATCCTAGTTTAGAAGGAATCTTTCGAATGATTGATCGCTTAAAGTCTTAGGAGAAACGTCTTCAGGATGGTGATCATCAATAAAAAATGGCGAAAAAGTATCTTCCTGTTCTTCTATCATTCTTTTTCTAATATCTGTGTTTGATACATCCTTGAAATAATTCTGTTGAATCATCCAAGCAAACAATACTAGACACATCACCAAATCATCATGATATCCTTCTTCTGCATTATATGTCGTACCATCTACAACATATGTTGATAGCTCGTGAATGACATCGTAATCATTTAAAAATATCTTGTTATCTTCTATTATCGATTTTATATTAGCACAACCAATTCTCTTGGTAATTTTGGTAGTTTTTATACCCAACCTAGACTGGCCTGCCGCAGTTCCTACTACAGTTCCTTTTCTACCTGTTGCTTTTGTCATAACAACATTCTCATATTCCAGATCTTGGTGGAGAATGTTGACAACTTGAGAACCAACGTTTATTTCTATTAAAACAGCAGCATCATTATAATATCTTGCTACATTGTGAATCAGAGTTGGAAACAGAAGCTGAGAAATGTTTGCATCTTTAAACGTTGCAACTACCTCATATGGAACTTTTGTACAATCTATCACGACAAATGCAGACGAGTCTAATCCCAGTCCTTCAGATACGTCAACAGTCATAGAATACACATGATCTTTGACTGGTTCTTTGTATACCTTTACACCACCAGTTATTCTGAGAGGGGAGATAAAAGTCAGTTTATTCAACGTTGAAGGATGAACAAGAGTGTTTGTAGATCCTAAGAACTCACACTCAAACTCCTGTCTGAACTGATCAATGGAAGTGTTTCTAATAGTCTCATCTTTCCACTTCTCATCACGACCAGGAACATCAGACCAATGAACATCAACACGAGCGTAATTATTTCTACCCTCTTCTGAATCTACCCAGATTTTATAAAATAAATTCATACCGTTGGGTGTAGATGTAATAAGTAGTTTAGATGTGCTACCAGAAGAAATTGTAGGAAATACAGAAGCAAAGAATGCATCCTGAACGTTACGAGGAACGAATGCAAACTCATCAAGATAAACAAGATTATAAGATTGTCCACGAACCGCAGATGATGATGTCGAAGATGCTAGAATCTTGGAACCGTTCTCTAGTTCAATATTACCTTTATTCCACTCAACAATACCCTGCTGAAGCCATTTTGGCAACCACTCGTATGCAAGTTGAACTCTTGAAAGTATTTCTCGCGCCTGTCTCTCTTTATTTGCCAAAACCGCTATGTTGTAGTTCTCGTTAAAAAGAACCTTATGTAATAGATATCCAACAACACCAGTAGTCTTGCCAACCTGACGAGGCATCTTACAGATTGTGAATCTGTTGTTATCAAAAGTATTATACATCTTCTTTTGATATTCAAAAGGCTTGAATGGTATCAAACCTCTATCAACAGAAACAATCTTTACGTATTTTTCACAAAAGTATTCAACATCTTGAGAGCATTTGATATACTCTGCAATCTGCTCTTTTGTATATTGTAATTTTACGTCTTTATTCTTTAGGTTCTTATTACCTAAGTAAATCTCACTCATTTGAAATAACTTTTCTAATTTCTACAACTTTTTCTTTTTCTATAAGCTCTATACAAAGATTAGTTATATCTATATCTTTTTGTAGAAAAAACATCTTGTTTTTTAGCTTTTCAAGTTGTTCATTATAAAATCTTAATTCTTCTTCTTTACGTCTTTTAGTCTCATATACATCAGTAAGAAGAATTATTTTACTCATTACTTTTATCTTTAATCATCTTCAGTAGTTCAGCTGAAGATCCTACAAAGAGATTATTATTGGTAACATTCTTATCAGGAATACTATCATCTTTTTCAAGATCTTTTTTGACTTTGGCTAGATTTAGAAGATCTTTGTTTGTATCTGCCATAGTCTTGATAAGATTAGTAACAACTTCAAATGCGCGTGCTGATTCTGATTGCTTGGCTATATCTACAATATGCTCCAACGCATTATTACCCTTCTCTATTATATCATAGAGGTTACGACGTGCATATTCATAGTCATCACTATTTTGTGCTTTCAAAGCAGGAAGAACCTGAGTAATTTTACCAGGTTGTTCTATAGGATCTATTCCAAGAGTCTGAGATATAATATCTCTTTTAGGCATTGTTCTTGTCCACTATATCAATAATAAATCCATAATTATCATCTTCATCAATTTGAGACAATGCAACAGAAAGATCTGCATTTGATGTTGGTTCACCATCCACTGTTAATCCTGGTCTCACAGTTGTTGTTACCAACATACTGTTTGCAGAAGTATCAGGATATAGATTGACAGTTGCAAGTTTAATAATTTTGCTTTCTGTGACAGGTCCATAAAAGTAACATTTCATTGTAAAGTTCAAAGTGAAAGTTAGTACTTTTCTTGCAATGAATGTATCTTCGTATTGATCCTGGATCTGTACTTCATCAAGTATAAGAGGAATATCAGTTACATTGTCAAACTCTGTTCCTAAAAGTTTTGCTGATACTGTCCATTCTGGTGTAAAATATGGAATAATTTGTTCTACAATTCTAAGACCATCTTCCATTGTCTTTGAAAGAATTTGTAACGTGAAACCTAGATCATAAGGTACTGGATTGTAAACCTTGCTGTATACGTTCACACCGTTTACATCCTTCTTGGATGCAACTTTATTAATAGATTGAAGTTTTCTTTCAGGTGCATAATTGATAGAAGAAATCTGAAAAGCCATTCTTGGGAGCTTAATAGATGTTTGAGCAATAGCATCAGGATTATCCTGAATACGGGCAAGAAACTTTTCACGAGGACCGTATGCAATAGGAACCTTAAAGTTTTGCTCTAAGACTCCTGCTTCATTTCTTCTTTCAATCTTTATGTTATTAAAAAGAGTTCCAAATATCACAACATATTTTTTAAATAGCGTATTGTAAAATGAGAGACCACCTATCATTATGCTCTCCTTTCCATCTCACTAAAAGGATCTCTTTCAGTAAAATCAAGGAAATCAAGTCCCTCAGTTTCAAATAGATTGTTCTGTGATGATGTGTCTAGCTTATCAATATCATATGCTTCTGTTACAATTGGATCACCATTTTCATCAGTAATGGTCAAACCTGCTTCTGTCTGAGCATAATATGGTTCAGTAGTGGTTAAGAATGCATTATATGTCTGATCAATAATATCAACACCAGTATTGAATACTTCATTAGAATATTCAAACAATTCACAAACAATATCGTAGAACTGTAAAGATCCCATCTGATAGAAGATAGGCTTCTTGTTAACAAACTTGATTGCATATAGAGCTTTTGTAAATGGAAAAAATATAAGATCACCTTCAAGTGGTCTATCTCTGCTAAGAACTGAACCTACTTCAGTCTCAAATGTTCTTAGAGCCATAGAGAATGTAATTTGTTCTCTTACTTCTACACCAAAGGCAGAAAGGAATTCACCTTCTCCATCAAATCCATCAACGTTACGAACATACATTTCAACAGATACAGCAGTGCCGTACTCTGTAAAGTTTTGCTCTCTAAATGTGTTATTATAATTAACAATTTTTCTAGGAACGTAGTAATTATCTACACCATAGATCTTAATAGATTCTATAACTAAATCTTCAATTAATCTTTGTTCACCAGATGAAGAAAAATTGTTAAAATATAATGACGTTGCCATAGATTATCCTATCATATCTGCAACAGGCAAGCTATAGCTATTAATCATCTCATCTTCTAACTTTTCTAACTCATCGTGAGCGTCATTGTAGATCTTCTCACCGTTGTATTGTACGCCACCAGGAAGTTGCATTCCACTAAACTTGGTTAGGTTTGATCCCCATTGCTTTTTAATCAAAGCAGATGCATATCTTTGTAACCAACGATCATTCCATACATCCTGATATGTTGTAGGGTCTACAATTTGATACGCTTCTACTACAAGAAAATATCCTACTGTTACTTTATCCCAATTTACATCTACATACAATTTGTTTGTATTTCTGTTATATCTAATAGGTTGCTTACCAACTAGAAGACCTTCAAGCAATTGGAGCTGTTGAAATGCCATATAATACGGAACCATTGATTGGTATGTTAATGTATACAGATCGTTAAGAGCAATCTGATATCTAATGTTGAATATATTGTTTGTTGCAATATAATCACCAATATCAAAAATATTTACAGCACCAATGATATTCTGAGGAAGTGTGATATATTTGTTATCAATATCTTCCTGTGTAAATTGATGTTTGTAATATATCTTTTCTGTACCATCAAAATGGTAATCCCAGTAATATTTTAACGCTTCATCAATACGATCATCAACTTGATCATCATCGACGTTAATTTCAATCACTGGTTTGCCTAGTTTTCTAAGGCAGTATTCTTTGAATTCAGAACGAGAAGTTAGTGTAGCCATTTAAAAATACCCTTTTTAGATATTTATCATTTAAGACCAAGTGATTTTTATTCTACCATTTGCTCCACTTCCTCCTGTATATTCAGCAGGAGCAGGTGATCCACCAGTACCAACATCATATGTAATTAGCATTCTTTGAGGAATTTGACCTTTTACAAATTGAGCAGAAACGTATGATCCACCTCCACCCCCTCCACCGGCAGCAGCATCCTTTACGCTACCTCCACCAGATTTTTTACCACCTCCAGGAGAAGCACCATTATCATATCCAGAACCCCCACCACCTCCTCCGGGAGCACCACCATCAGATCTACTACCAGCTGTACCAGGAGCATTTGCTGCTTCACCACCATCTCCAGGACCACTGTTATTTCCAGCAGCTCCGCTTTTACCGTTTAATAAAACAATAGTTCCAGTTCCATATGATCCAGAAGAAACACCACCACCCCCTCCAGCACCTGTTTTAGTACCATTATTATTACCACCAATACCTGGACCACCACCTCCTGCTTCTAATCCAAAATCTATTAATCTAGATCTGCTTCCTCCAGACCCAGTTGGAGTAACATTATGGTCACCTCCACCACCGGATCCACCAGCACCCCATATTTCTATTTTTATTTGATTGAACGGAGGTAGTCTATAAGTCTTGTTGGTTCCAGGTGTGTTATCAGCAAACCCTATCAACCCTGCTGCTTTATCTACGATACCTCCACCGTAGCCGAGATATACGTTATAGATGCTCATTAGTTGAGCCCTGCACCTGTTATTGCATATACGTTAGTATCTACACATAAAATTGTTGCTAGACCCTTAGTATCAAGTGATTTGTTTCCAGTAGTACCAATTCCTGCTAATATTAAAGTACCTCCAGTCTGAGCTATAGTAATACTACCACTAGTAGAATTAAATATGGTGACATTGTCACCAATATTAAAAATGTTTCCAGGAACATTTACAGTACCGGTTGCATTTAGAAACTTACCTGCATCGGTAGATTGTACTGTATATCCATTAGGAACAGAATTGTTTCTAGGAACTTTTCTTATGTCTCCAATGTTGTCACTTATACTTCCACTACTAATAACATTACCGGTAACATTCAAGCTCCCGCTCGATACTACAATGTTGCCACTATAGATGTTGATATCATTATAAAAATTACTTTGTGAATAAAAATATGATGGATTGGTGTTTACAACAAATACACCGTTTGCAGTCAGCTTTGCATTATGAACATGCTCACCTGGAGGACCAATTGGTCTGTTTTCCCATGCAACAGGAGTAGCGCTAAACACAAAATAACCATACGTATTGACAGCCTCATTCAATGAGTTGTTGAGATCTTCTGCTGTTAGAATATCACCCTGTAAATACGTTACACCCATTTGTTATCCTAGTATAAATGATTGACTTGCTGGAATGCTAGGACCACCAAGCACCAATGGTCCACCAAACCTACCTGAATTAGATGGAGATTCCAAAGGTGCATTGGAAACACTACTACCACCATATATTGTCGCACCACAACCTGTCTTACTTCCATATACTGAAGTTACCTTGCCTTCTGTCTTGAAATTACCTGATCCATTTATGATAGGCGTGATACCATGACCAGGAATAGGGCAAGAATGTAGATCCCCCACTCTTGCAGTTAGTATACCTTCAGTTTTAGTAACAGCAGAGCATGTGATAACACTACCACCATGGCTGCTGCTGTCACCTAGTCTTACAATTAATGCCATTTTTATTAGGCACCCAGAATGCTCTTAAACTCTTCTGTATGCTTCTGACGATCTTCTAGACCAATAGTACCACCATTGATTCTCTTTGTTACTGCAACAACATCATCGCTGTCTGCAAGTGCATTAAGACCGTTCTTATTCCAGAACCATGCTGCTGATTCGCATGCACCTTCTGGAGTCTCAAGATATTCTGCACACTCTTCTACTGATACACCCATATCAGCTGCCATAGAAGAATAGTTGTTCTTGCCAGTAAGCTGGATCAGACCACGACCACGGTAACGGAAACCATCACCTGTTGATTCATCACCATTGCCCATTCTACCACCGTATACACGGTTAGCAATCTTTTCTGGTTGTCTTGCATAGTCATTAGGATCTACATCCTTGAAGTATTTTGGAAATACTTTGGAAAGACTATCTGCAGAATAATTGAGATTTTCTACTACTGCTCTGTAACCACCTGATTCGTGTGCTGTCTGTGCAAGAAAATGTGCAAGACGAAGTGGAGTATTCAATCCATATTTTTCTGCAAACATATCTAGACTCGATACAAGAGCAGAAACAATATCAGAGTCTGCACTTGGATATCCATGTTTAATTTGTTCTTCTGTAATCATAATTATCTCCTTTATACTATATTTTCATTATACATTATAAATGCAAGCTGAACCTGAGGAGGAACATACGTATAAGACTGAGTCGTCTTAATGTTAGTTACTTCTGTAGTGTCTGTTGCATTATATTTAAAAGTATTTGCTGTAGAAATTGTGTGTGTATGATTCAGGCTATCTTCGTAGCTGTGAGTTCCGATATCAGTAGGTGTTCCTGCTGCAGATTCCTGACCTGTGAGAGGTCCTACATGCGCATGATTACCATTAGCTGCCATTGATATTGCATTTATTATCATTGTGTTGGAAGAGTATAGAACAGTATCATGGCAGTTGTTTGCTGCATCAAAGTTTGCATAGATGAAGTACCCTCTTAGATCAGGTGTTCCGTTGTTACCATCACAAAAATGCCAATTGATTGGAAGAACTTCTGAGTTGGAATATATTCCCTGGTATAGTGTGTTAAGACCAATTGAATATCCAATGATAACACCATTTGCAATTGGTGTAGAGTTTTGTGTTGTTATCCATCCCTTAAGAATCTTCGATCTGATTGCAACATTAGCAGTATATGTGACAGCATGATTGTGTACACCAGCATCTACTAATTTATAACCAGTCTGACCAACCTTCTTTGATTTTCTTTTTGTAGATGCAGGAACAGGATCGTGATTGTGATTTAAAACTGTACTAGAAGTTACAGAAAAACTAAGAGTGTTTGCAATATTAAGAGCACCAACATTATCATTCTTTGAAATTAACGGAAGTACTTTTCCTGTTGCTGTATTGCTGTGACCTGTATCACTTCTACTATATGCATTAGCAGGAAGATCATTTCCAAACACAATAACATTTTTTGGAAAATATGTTAGTTTCTTTTCATTATATACTTCGTTTAGATTAGTAACTAACTGAGGATCTCTTAGAATTGGTTTTACTGCGATCGCATTAATACCAGCAGTTCTTGCTGCAAACCCATCATATCTACCATACTGTACATTTCTCAAATTAAGAGCAATATTATTAGCAGTATGAATGTGAGTATAATTACCTTTTTGCTCTATGTAATTTAAAAGGCCTGTTGCTTCACCAGGTGCTGCTGCAAGTACATTATAAACATTAGTTCTTGTTAATGTTGAGAATCCATGAGTATGAGATTCAAATAAAGTAGCACCAGTATTGGGAAGTGAGGTGGTTGCAGCAAAAGCAACACCAGTATTTGTATTCCAATCAGAGTCAGCAGAAATACAAGTAATTAACGGATCACATTTTAGTAGTGATGGAGTCTTATCTGAATTATATATTATTATGTTTGGATAAAATATTTCTTGATATGTTCTATAATTATCAAAGTTTAGTGTTCCGCTAGTGAACTCATTATCTTTACCATAGTAAAATAATACAGAATATAAAGGAACAAATGTTTGTTCTTTAGGTGCAGAGCTCAATCCATCTGTTCTTAGTAAACCTGCTTTTGAAATTGGCATGATCTAGTCCGTTATGTAGTTGGGAAGCCTTTAGCAGATATTACTCCATACCAAGTTGCTCCAGCATTGGTTGTCATTAATGTTATGAAATCTGTATAATTTGCTTGTGTAGAAAGAGTAGGTCCATTTGGTGAGTAGATTCCTTCACCTGCTGGCCAGTAGATTGTTTGGTTAGACCAATCAACAGTTCTAGAACCAGTACCATCCTGCTTTAACATCATAGTGATGCTATAGAGACGACCTGAGACTAGACCACCTGTACTCATTACTATCTGAACAATAGGAGCATTGAGTGTTACTGTGTTTAGATTGCCGTCTCTAATATCTAATGTAACTACTGATGTAGAATTTCCAGTTGCCTTGATAGTTTCACTATAACTTTTTAAATTAGGATTTATTATGGTATTGCTATTAAAGTTAACATCGGTAGTCATACTGTTGGTAGTGTATGTATTGGAATCAAAGAACAAACCATTGGCTGTTGCATTGACTCTTACAAAATTACCAGCCTTACTTGTATAGCTTTGAGGAGTATCTGTTAGCTGTGTAAAACCTATTGTTCCTGGACCACCAGCAGAACCCTGATAACCAACAGAACCAAGATATCCGGAAGATCCAAGATAGCCAGTAGATCCTATTGGACCCTGATCCCCAACAGATCCAGAATAACCAGTACTTCCCAGTGAACCTTGATAACCAGCAGGGCCTTGATCTCCAACAGATCCAGTATATCCTGGACCTCCTGCACCAACAGATCCCTGATAACCAACAGCACCTTGTGGTCCATCACCACCAACAGATCCTTGAAATCCTACCGATCCTACATAACCAGCTGATCCTGCAGATCCCTGGAAACCAGTTGAACCTGTATATCCAACAATTTCGTTAAGATTTACACCAAGAAGTTCAGATACTGTACCCTGATACCAATAAGGACCATTCGATCCAACAAGAATCAGAGCACCTAGAGGCGCCTGACCTCCAGTAGTATTTGCTGTATCTATCTGGGAGACATAAATTTTGGTGGCCATTTTTTATCCTAAAAACTAGATTTTCTAGTATATTTATAGTTACTGTGGTAACACCACTTCTTCCCACACCATACCCATCTCATTCCACTGATAGATCTTACCATCAGTTGGCCTTGGTGTTGGAGCCTGCCAAAGGCATGTATCCTCGTCTAAAATCCAGCTATCAAAAGGCTTTGGTGGAATAAAAGCATCACGACCTGAATCATAGGTATAGCCAATTCCAGCATAATTCTTACGAAGAGGAGTACCACCATTTTTGTGCTGACCAGCATATGTGTTATAACTAGTCTGTACCCATTCAGAAGGATTGCCCACAGCACCTGAATTAATAAAATCTTGTTCTGCTACAATTACTTGTGTTACAGTATTGTTTTCATCAATATGTGCAAAATGACTCATTACTAAACTCCTGTTGTCTAAATATATCATTCACAGTATAATATATATGTGAATTTGAAAGGATTTGTTATGATTGTTGTTGTTGGTGATTTCATCACAGATATTTATGTGTACGGTTCTACTAATAGAATCTCTCCAGAATCTCCCATCCCAGTATTTGAAAAAGACTTCCAAGAAACCATATCTGGAGGAGCTGGTAATGTTGTTAAAAATCTTGAAGCTCTTGGAAGTAAGGTTGTTCATTACGGGACAAATAATTCTAAAAAATACAGATATGTTGTAGATAATCATATTGTATTTCGTATGGATCAAGAACAATATGTTGCAAATAAATCTGTTCCTAAATTCAATCTAAAGAATTGTAATTATGTAGTTCTTTCTGATTATAATAAAGGATATCTTCATAACAGTCAAGATATTATTGACTATTGCCATAAAAGAAACTCAAAGGTAATAGTTGATGCTAAAAAATCTATTGTAAATTATAAGAATGCTGATATCGTAAAAATGAATCATAAAGAAACTAGCAAGTTTATTTTAAAAAAATATAGCAGTATCAAGATCGCTTTAGTTGAAAATAATATTGGAGCTATTGTTGTTACCAGAGGAGCTGATGGTGCTTCCATTGTTACCAGAGACGGTATTATTAACATTCCTACAGAACAACATCAAGTGATAGATGTAACTGGGGCGGGTGATATTTTTACTGCTACTCTTGCATTCTTTCTTGATCAGGGGAAAACATTAAAACAGGCTTGCGAAAAAGCTGTTAGGCTATCAAGCATTTCTGTTACTAAATTTGGAACTTATGTTTTACAACCAGAAGATATCAGACATGCATATACTGTATTTACCAATGGATGTTTTGATATTCTCCATAGAGGTCATGTTGAATATTTAAAACAATCTAAACGTCTTGGTAGTAGATTAATTGTTGGTCTCAATTCTGATGACTCAATCAGAAAGTTAAAAGGTATCCATAGACCTTTTAACAATCAACATGATAGAAAAGCAGTGCTTGAGTCTTTGGACTTTGTTGATGATGTTATTATATTTGATGAAGAAACACCCTATCAGCTAATTAAAAGATTACAGCCTGATATTATTACTAAAGGCGGAGATTATACAATAGATGCTGTAGTTGGTAATGATCTTGCTGATGTTGTTATCCTACCTTATGTGGATGATTATTCTACAACAAAGATTTTGGAGAAATATAGTGGTTAAACAAACAATAGAAAAGGGATGGGGTAGAGAAGTAATATTTGCTGATCATCCTGAATACTGTGGTAAACTTTTGATATATGATAAAGAAGGTGCAACTAGTTCTATGCATTTTCATAAAGATAAAAAAGAATCGTGGTATGTTCTTAGTGGTTCTTTTTTATATAAAACAATTGATACAGATACAGGTAAGATTAACACTTCTGTAATTGTTGAAGGCGATACCTGTACTAACTATCCTTTTACGATACATCAGCTAATTGCAGTAGAAAATAATTCTGTTATTATAGAAGTATCTACTCAAGATTCTATGAAAGATAATTTTAGAGTTTTACCAGGAGATGGTCAAAATGAAATATCTGGTTGATATAGATGGTACGATATGTTCATTAACTAATGGCAAATATGAAGAAGCGGTTCCGTTTGTACATAGAATTAATTTTTTAAATGATATGTATGATAAAGGTAATGAAATACATTATTGGACAGCAAGAGGCTCTGTTTCTAAAAAAGATCATCTATTATTAACAGTTAATCAACTTAATCAATGGGGTGTTAAATATACTTCTGTCAATACAGGTAAACCATCTTATGATATTTGGATTGATGATAAAGCAATAAATTCAGAAAGATTCTTTGATGATATTGATAACAGGTTATAAAGGATTTATAGGTAGAAACTTAGTAAAAAGACTAGGTAATAAAAATTTAATACTTGTAGATTCAGATAATTGTTTTTCATCTTTAATTACAACTGATTGGAATAATGTAGAAAAAATTTATCATCTTGGAGGTATAAGTGATACTTCATGTGACGATCTAGATAAGTTGCATGCCTATAATGTTTCCTATACTATGAGTTTATTTGAACATGCTAAAATATACAATATTTCTATCGTATATGCTTCTTCAGCTTCTGTATATGGTAATAGCTATACATACGCTTATAACCCATTAAATCACTATTCAATATCAAAAGCAAATGTTGATATATGGGTAGAATCTAATTATAATAAATTTAAAAATATAGTAGGTTTGAGATTCTTTAATGTATATGGAAGTGGTGAAGATGATAAAGGTTCTCAGGCCTCGCCTATTCATCAATTCACTCAACAAGCAAAACAAGATAATAAAATAAAGATATTTAAAGATTCAGAAAATTGTATCAGAGATTTTATTTGGGTAGAGGATGTAATTGATTGTATATTACAAGATAAACAATCTGGAATATATGATGTAGGAACTTCTGAACCTGTTTCTTTTAGATACGTTGCAGATCTGATTGCAGACAAATATAATTGCTCAATAGAAGAAATTCCATTTCCAGAAAAATTAAAGCACAAGTATCAATTTTATACTTGTGCTCGTCAACATTTTTATCCTAAGAATTTTACTACTGTAAGTAACTATATCAACCCAATATCAATCTTCCTCAATAACCATTAATTTATAATAGTAGATTGGTCTTGGTTCAAATGAATGGAATACCCATGGTCTAAAAAATAGACAATCATTTTTCTTAATGTTTACTATAGAATCTACAGTCCACTCTAATGTATTCTTATAGTCAAAGTTATGTCCTTGTCTTGCGTCCGTCACACCGGACTTATGATTAAAAATTGTGAATTGATTATCTTCTAAGGCAACTACAAATCTCCATTCATTTAAACTATTGAAGTCTTCAAAATGAATTCCTTGGTATGGTATTCTAAAGATGCCTGATTTGTTTTCCTTCATCTCAATCCAATCACCCAGCATTTCACTAAAGACCATATCAAGTTCAGGATCGGTCATATTAAAATTATCAATTTCATAGCCGTATTGTTTGGGAACAAATTTTAAATTTGAGATTACAGTTTTAAATTTATCTGCATCCCCTTCTTGCCAAAAATTCTTAGCATAGATATAACTTAAAACTGTCTTATCTACTTTAAAATTCTTTTTCACTCTACATCATCCAAAGTTTGCTTTATTAATAATTTATGTTGTTCTTTAATATTTTTCATATTGATATATAACATTTTAATGTCGTTTAACGTATCTTTGTAATTTTTACTATTTTTATCTTTATCATATTTTACATAATTACATGCAGCTGGTATATACTCTTCAAGATTTTTAGACTTATAAAAATGATAAACTAAGAACCAAAGACACCAAGTGTTAGTTGGATTTTTTTCATACTCTTCCCTTAACATTTTTATATAAAGTTCAGGTCTTTCTTGTTTTTTAAAGTCCTGATCATGCACAAGATATATATCATCGCAATATACTTCTTTTTCATATCTATCTTTATGAATCCAGGCAAGATGTTCGTAGATTGGTTGAGACCATGTATAGTCTGCTCTAAGATGAATTTTATTAGTTGGCATAAAATTGGGTGGGCCTACCCTTACTGTCCTGGAGTAAATATCTAATCTATCGCTCGTAATTGAAGTTACATCCGGTATATCAGAAATTAATTTTTCCATTGTGTCTAATGTATTGATGGAATAATATTCATCAAGATCCGGACTAAGACACCAGACTACATTATTTGGAACCATAGCAAGATTATATTTTCTTGCTACGTCAAATCTCCAAGGATCAAATGTTTTTTGTTCTATTATAAGACCAGCATCTTTTGCAGCACACTCTTGCAGAAATTCCCAGCTTCCATCCGTAGAACCAGTATCTAATAATACTCTGTATGTGAACGGCTTTGCATAATATAACCACTTCTCTATATACTTAATTTCATTCTTAAGAATTGTATACGCAGCAGTCATTCCGTGTTTCATATTTTATACTCTACAAAATTTTGATCCCACACACTCTTCCAATCATTTATTTTATCTTCATGGGTCTTATCTGCAATATGCCATGCAAGACTGTTTATAGGGCACAACAATCTCACTTTACCCATATTCCAAAATAAATTGATTGCTTTATCTTCTTCTACTCTTTCACTCCAGCTGTATGCATTGATTCTCATATACTCATCATAGGTAGTAAAATCTTTTTTACTAATAAAAAAAGATGCAGAAGTATGTGTAATTGATCTCCAATATCTATTATCAATAATAAAAATATAACTACTATAGATAAAGTTTTTTCTATATCTATGTGGGTGATTCATAGGAAATACAGCATAACCACCTAAATCATTTGGTTCAAATTCCTGCATATATTCACACGCATTTAACATAGTATCCAATCCATGCTCTGTATGCAAGTAATCATCTTCCATTAGATATACATAATCACAATGTTGTTGCTTTAGCCAATTATACTGTGATATACAATTTCCTTTTGGTTCAGTTTGTATCAATTGATATTCTATAGAGTAGAATTTTATAAGTTGATCCAAACTAGATAAGAATTGTTCCCCTGAATTATCATCGTGTATACTAAGAATTATATCATGTTTGCTATTTTTTATAGTCCTACAAAGACTATTTAAACTGGTAAGTACCAACGATGGTTTTGAGACGTTTACTATTCTATCTGGATCATTCCACCAATGGAATACCTGACCACAAGTTCTTACTGCAACTGCAATTTTCATAGTATATTATTTTCAAAATACTCTGCTGCTTGATTTACAGGTGTTGTCCAGTTCTTGTGTTCTGTTTGAGGAAACAATACTGCTTTATCACCATACCAATATGAATGTATTCTATCTCTCATTGTTATCCAGGGATAGTAAGTTGCAATTGGAGGAATAATAATTGTATTAACATTCATAGCAGCTGCAGAATGTGCAGTGCTTGTACAACTTGTTATGTTACATTTTGCAAGATATTGAATAGCTAGCGTATCTTCCCATGATTTGATATCTACATCTAACAATCTTGAATCTTCGTTCTTTTTATCAATTTGTAGAGATATCATTGGTAAATTAAATTTAGCAAATCTATCTACTAGAATATCTCTATCAACAAACCTATGGAGATCTTGATCATAATAAGGATTACCACTCCAACGCAAAGTAATAAAGTCTTTTGGTAAAATATTCTTCCACTTATCTATAAAATTTTGATTAGGTCTAAGATATGCACCTGTCCACAATTGTTGTTCTTCTAGCTCAAGATATATTGGAAGTGACATTGCTTCTATAAAATAATATTCTTCTGTGGGATCTAAGTTGACACTAGAGTGTATAGATTTAATTGCATTATCGTTAAAAATTTTAGATAGATCTTTTCTTAAACTTACCCATATATGTTTGATATTTCTTTTGTTAAGTTCATTAGAAAATCTGACATTAATTAATTCATCACCTATACCAGCCTCACCATATATTACTAATGTTTTATCATTAGAAACACCATCCCATTTTGGAAATGGTTTTTTCATAGGAGGCCATATACCAATACCTCGACCTCCCATAATCATATTACGAATACCTTCTTTAAACTTTCCACGCTCCATCTGGAAAGTTCCCATATTATACATGATTCTTTTTTTAAGAGACACATCTATATCTTTTTCAAGAAGCTCATTTTGAATCTGATAAGATTTTTCTTTATTTCCCATTAAGTAATATGAAAATGAAATTTCCATCACAGTATCGTAATTATTTGGATCCATTTCTAAATTCATTAAACTATACTCTAACGCCTTGTGAGGGTCGTTTGAATGATTTAAAACCTTTGCCAAATTGGATCTTATTGTATACATTTCTCGATTGTTAGCCATAGATATGCATTTGTGAAGCATTTTCAAAGAAACATCATAACATTTGATTTCCTGATAGAGCATTGCAAGTTCATCATATTGATCCAAACCATTAGCATACTTCGCAAACGTATCAAGTAGTACCTTTGCAGTTTGTAGTTCATCTGTATTTTTAAGAAATTTTACAACAGCTGAAAGGTGCATTTTTATTCCTTTACAACAGTTAAAACTGCATGAGCTTCTATTGTTGTGTTAAGCGCTTCTCTTAACAACCTTGCATTTTGTTCTGGAGTATTTTTAGGAATAATCTCATCATAAAAACTATCGTGCACATAGTCATAATTAATTATTTCAAAATCTACATCTAACATAATACCTAATGTAGATGTTGCAGACCCTATATCTATATCTCTTTGATTAAATTTTTTAGAAAACATTCTAAGACCTTCAATTGTGATAGGTCTCTTGTGAGTAGGATCATTATAAAATACTTCGTGGTGATGGTATGGAACCCTAACATCTATAATTGCTCCATGTTTACATACTCGATACAATTCTTTAATTAGATTCAAATATCCATCACCGATATGCTCTAAAATATGATGAGCGATAACCTTTTCTACTGAATTATCTTCAAAAGGAAGTTTATCTGTTTCCAAATTTACAATATAATCTGGATCGCAGTTTGGGTCATTGTCTACGTTTACAAACCCATCAAATTTTTTATAGCCAGCACCAATGTTAATTTTCATAACAAAACCTTTCACATATTAATAACATATTTTAATTTAAGCAAAAAATAATTTCAACTTAATATTTATGCAAAGGCTATAAGATTAGAATCTGGTTGTCTTGAAGGCAAAGTTTTCCAGTAATTGAGTGATCCTACTTGAACTGGAGATGATACATCTGTGTTAGGACTTGCATCATTGTTACCCAATAAACCATAAACGCCGTTTTGTCCCCATACCCACAATGTACCATTGGTTTTAATAGCTGAAAATGTTCCTCTTTGTAAGCTGGCTCCATTGTGTCCTGTAACAGAAGATAGTTTCCAATTTGTTAAAGATCCTACTTGAACAGGAGATGATCTATGAATGATAGTACCATCACCCAGCTGCCCAGTTAGATTAGGACCCCACGACCATAAAGTACCATCGGTTTTAATAGCAGAAGTTCCAGCTCCTCCTATTGATATAGTTCTCCAATTTGTCAACGAACCAATTTGAACAGGAGATGATCTTGGAATAACAGTTCCATTTCCTACATGACCATTGTTATTTTGTCCCCATGCCCACAAAGTACCATCTGTTTTTATTGCTGCAGAACTATATCCTCCAGCTGATATTTTAGACCAATTATATAGTGTGCCTATTTGAACAGGAGTTGATTTATTAACTATTGTACCGTCACCCAATCCTCCATCTCGCCCGTGACCCCAGGCCCAAAGTGAATAATCAGATTTTATAGCAATAATATGATCTTGACCGGATGCTAGCAATAACCAGTTAGTAAGTGAACCTACTTGAACCGGACTAGAAAAAGTCTGGACTGAACCATTACCAATTTGACCATAGCTACCTTGTCCCCATCCCCAAAGTGAACCATCTGTTTTGATAGCTATGCTACTTCCAGATTGAACAGCTGTAATTTGTGACCAATTAGTTAATGCACCAATTTGAACTGGAGATGATCTGTGTATTACAGAATTATCTCCTAGTTCACCCCATGTATTTCTTCCCCATGACCACAGTGTTCCATCATATTTAACAGCCAAACAATGAAAATTAGAGGATACCGTTTTCCATCCAGTTATTGAACCTACTTGAACTGGAGATGATCTATGTGTTACATTATTTTGTCCAAGTTGACCAAATGCATTATCTCCCCATTCCCACATTTGAGCATTGAAAGCTGATGGATAATTTTGTAGATATAAGTTTGTATATGATCTAGGTAAAAATATACTTTCAAATAAGATTGAATTGGCATTATATTTTATTGCCATTATTTAATTGCCCCAATAGCTGCCCCTAATATACCAACATTTTTCCACGTAGATAATGAACCTACTTGAATAGGTGATGATTTGTGAATGACAGTTCCGTCTCCCAATGAACCATCAGTATTAATCCCCCATGTCCACAGAGTACCATCAGTTTTGATACCAGCTGTACGAGCATCTAGACTAGGAGCTAGAGGTCTCCAATTAGTCAGAGCTCCTATCTTTACAGGTGATGATTTGAGAATGACAGTTCCATCACCTATTTGACCATAATTATTAACACCTATAGTCCACAGCGTACCATCAGTTTTAGTAAAACCATAACCAACACTCATAGAGGATACTGAATACCAATCAGTAAGAGAGCCAACCTGAGTTGGACTACTTCTATGAACAAAATCTCCTTGTCCCAATTGACCAAAAGTGTTTCCCCCCCATGTCCACAACGTTCCATCATTTCTAATACCTGCAGAACTATTATTTTCACCTGCAACCCATGACCAGTCTGTTAATGCTCCAACTTGTGTAGGACTACTTCTGTGAACAGTATCTCCTTGACCTAGCTGCCCAATATTATTAGCTCCCCAGGTCCATAAAGTGCCATCTGTTTTTATAGCATATCCAGACCCCCCACCTGCAGCTAAAAAGGACCAATCTGTCAGAGCTCCAACCTGTATAGGAGAAGATATTCTCACAGAAAAAGAAGAAACACCGTTCCCTATTTGGCCATATAAATTATACCCACATGCCCACAATGTTTGATTGTTTCTTAAGAAATATGTAAAATCGCCGCCGGGTGTTACGGATTTCCATTGTGTAATCGAACCTATTTGCACAGGACTAGATCGGTGTATAGCATTTCCAGTTCCTAGGGAGAATTGTGTGTTATCACCCCATGCCCACAAACTACCATCAATTTTAATAGCATAAGCAGAACCACCACCCCCAGAAGATATTTTTTTCCAATTTGTTGTAGATCCAACTTGAACAGGAGAAGATCTATGAGTTACAACTCCGCTGCCAAGACTTCCAGTGGTGTTATATCCCCAAGTCCATAATCCACCATATCCTAAAATATCTGAACCATCTTTATTAAAATAAGATGGGTCAATCCTCCAAGCATCATCAATACCTATGTATTTTTCACTAATATCAACACCTGACTCTTGATAATTAACGGTATTAGCTGGCATGTAAAGGATCTGAAGGAATTTGAGAAGAATGTCTAGTTTCTATTAGTTTTAATTGATCAACCGATGTACAATTATCTATTTGCTGATTAACTTGTAATTCCCAATCAAAACTAGCTTGTATTTGATTTTTTAACATAATGTTAATATTTTTAAAATCATTTTTACTTGTTTCAAACCAACCTTGATTAAATTTCCATTGTATAGTTTCGTCTGAATCTAGTTCAAGATATTTCATAAAATAATTATTTCTAACTTCTCTGTTTGTGTTTACAGTAACATTGTTACCATTTAAATTATAATTAAATTCTTTTATTTCCAATTTATATCTATTATCTGCTACTTTTGCTCTTAGTATACCTTTAATCGCATCAATATCTACAGGAGCAACATCGTAATATCCTGTAACATCGTTTTCATTTATTGTCCAAAATGGCCCAGCTAGCTGTTCAAACGGTTCATTCATGTTGTTTGGCATTGTAGGTGCAGCTGTAGGTAATATCTTCCAATCATCCGTTACGATTGGTTGGTCGGGCGCAGTTTTAGGTAATGTAGAAGTGTCAAGAGATTCTTCTATGAGATAATCATAAAAAGCTGACCATGACCATATACGCGGTCCTAATTCTATTTTATTGTTTCTAATCAAAGAATAATACATTTTATTAACCTCATTATATTAATTAATATGACAGAGCATAGGAAGTAAACGAACCCGCTCCTAAAACTTTCTTCCACGTAGTTAATGCTCCAACTTGTGTAGGACTACTTCTATGAACAAGATCTCCTTGACCAAGTCGACCTTGAAAATTATGACCCCAAGTCCACAATGTACCATCAGTTTTAACAGCTGCTATACCATAATCTTGATTGGTTATAGAAGACCAGTTTGTTAATGCTCCCACTTGTACGGGCGAAGATCTATGTATTACGGTACTGCTTCCTAACTGTCCATTATGATTATAGCCCCAGGTCCATAAAGTTCCATCAGTTTTTAAACAACCTGAACTAACTGACATATTTATTGGATATTTCCAATCTGTTAAAGATCCTACTTGAACAGGAGATGATCTATGAATGATAGTACCATCTCCTAATTGACCATTAGTATTTAACCCCCATGTCCATAACGTTCCACTAACCTTTACAGAACTAACATTAGTACTACTACAAGATAATATTTTCCAATCTGTAAGAGCTCCAACCTGAACGGGAGAAGATCTAGATAATATAGAACTATTTCCTAAATTTCCATAAAAACTAGAACCCCAAGTCCATAAAGTTCCATTAGTTTTTATAGCAGCAGTTGATTGACTATTAGATGCTACAACAAAAGCCCAGTCGGTTAAAGATCCAATTTGAATTGGAGAACTTTTAGGTATAATAGTACTATCTCCTAACCCTCCGCTGACATTATCACCCCAAACCCACAACGTACCATCTTTTTTTATTGCCCTTACACCATATTGGCCACCAGAAACCTTAGCCCAGTTGGTTAGCGATCCTACTTGAGCTGGACTTGAAGTTGATGACGGAGTAGTTGTATTTTGTCCCGATGCACCATTAAAATTTGACCCCCATGTCCATAAAGTTCCATCTTTTCTCAATGCAACTACGTTAGAATTTTCTGCTACGGATATCCAGTCTGTCAAAGAACCTATTTGAACTGGACTAGATCTTAGTAGGGCGCTATTATTACCAAGAACACCAAGAGGTCCATTTCCCCCTGTTGCCCAAAGATAACCTGATGTATTATCAAGACCCAATTCGCTCCATTGTACCAGTTCGTTTTCTAGTGTATCACTATTAACCAAAAATCCAGGCATTATGTATTACCTCTTTAGATAACCATTGGATAATTGTTTAATAGCTTCAATTAAGAATCCAATTAAAGCATCATAGTTTAGAGTTTTTGTTCCATCTGGTCCAGTACTAACAATATCAGGTATTACTTGTTCCACTTCTTGTGCAATCAGACCATAAGAATGATTACCATTGTCCTTCCAATCAAAACTAACACCTCTCAATTTATTAATTATATCTATTGATGAATTGATAGTTTCTATATTAGTTTTTTTGTTTATATCAGAAAGTGAATTAAATATTTGTGAGTTAAGAGTACCAGTGGAAGGTACAAAATAAAGATAAGATGAAGATGTTGTAATACCACTGATTGTTCCAGAAGTTGCGGTAGTCAATGTAGGATAAAAATTTGATGCTGTAGAGGTATCGTTTGTTACTGTAATACTACCTCCACCAGCAGAAACTGTTGACCAGTACGGAGAGCCTACGGACCCATTAGATGTCAATACTTGACCAGCTGATCCAAAACCACCATTAGCTGATAATACAGAACCAGGAGCTATAATTACGTTTGCATTATAATATGAGGGGACATAAAAAGTTGCATTTGTAGTGTTTAGGTTAGCAGCAACAAACGTAGAAGTGTTTACTGAAAGAAGAGATACAGCAATAGATTGACCATTACTGAAACCCCCACCAGATGAAGTTATAGTTGTCCAATACGGAGAACCTACTGTACCATTTGATGCTAAAACCTGACCTTGTGTACCAGCACTTCCATTTGCAATAAGAGTATTACCAAATACTACGTTGGAGTTAAATGTTCTTACTCCAGTAAATGAGATTGTTCCTGAAGTAAAATAGTCATTAGAAGCAAACGTAGCAGTAGAATACGTATTAGATGCATATGTAGCTTGATTGTAAACATTAGACGAAAGAATGTTTCCATTTATAGAAACAGATGTAGTATTAATTACTGCATTAACTGTGCTATTACCTACGCTAATGCTGCTGTTTGATAATACAGTATAAACAGTAGTATTGCCTAATGTTAATGTATTAGCTATTGTAACATTACTATTATGAGTAATCGATCCGTTAATTAAGTAATTATTAGAAACTAAAGAAGTGACAGCATAATTATTAGAGACTGCGCTGCTTCCGTTTATGGTAATATAAGAGTTTCCAATGACGGTATTTACGGTAGAATTTCCTACCGTAATATAACCTAAATCTAGATTGATAAAATTTGATGTAATATTATTAGCAACAATAACGTTCAATGTTGCAGACTGGCCATATGTATTAACTAGCCAAACACCATTATTATTTGCCCAATACCAGGTTTTGCCATTAAAACTATAAACGTCATTATTTGCTGGATTGCTTGGAAAGTTAATTGCCATTTTTTAACCTGAATTACTAGATTTTCTAGTATATTTATAGTTACTCAGGCAACACTACTTCTTCCCATACCATACCAAGTTCATTCCATTGATACAGCTTGCCATCTGTTGGCATAGGTGTTGGAGCTGTCCACCAGCAAGTGTCTTCATCTAAAACCCAACTATCATATGGTTTTGGTGGAATAAATGCATCACGAGATACATCATAAGAATATCCAATTCCGGCATAGTTCTTACGAAGAGGTGTTCCTCCGTTTTTATGCTGACCCCCGGATGTATTATAGCTAGTCTGAATCCATTTAGAAGGATCACCAACTGCGCCAGAATTAATGAAATCTTGTTCAGCAACAATTACTTGTGTTACAACATTATTATCATCAATATTAGCAAAGTGACTCATTTTATATTTTCTCCTATATGTTTATTAGTATTTATTG